GCGCGTCGACAGGGTTATGGCTCAGCTATCGAATCACTGCGTGCTGAGTACGCCAAATGGAAAGAATTGGGGACGCGCAAGATGTGGCTCTCGGAAGCCGCCGACTGGCTTGAGAAAAATAGCCTTTAACGGAGCTTAACAGAGATGGGCGACACTTTTGATATTGGCCCGGATGATATCGCCAGATATGTGCGCCAGAGGTCAACAGGAGAGGTGGGGATGATCGTCCGGGACCCTGGCAATGGGTGGCTGCACCCATCTCAGAAGTATGAATGGGAAGCGTCCAGAGACGATTTTGAGTACGTCACCATCCGGCCTGGCCGCCATTAATCAATTTTAGAGGAGATTACCGTGGATTTAGAATTGCCCGATGCTGCCTTGGTAGCGGACGAGGTATTTGACGCGGGCCTAGATGCTGTGATGTTGGAGCCGAAGATTGCTCACATCCGCGCCAAGCTTACCGAACGCGAAATCCGTATGTTGACAGCGGTGATTGTCACGGCGACAGCAACCATAGCAACTCGCCAACTGGTCGCCGCACTATTCGCTTCTAAGTCAAGTTAAAGGAGATCGTTCGATGTCAGATGCACAGTTGATCATGGAACTGAAAAGCCTTCGATACGCAATTGAGCGTCGTGCTCCAGTGCGGGGGTTATTCATGGTCGGGCTCATCGAGGGCATGGTTAGCGCCGTCGCGTATTTGCCGTGGATCGGCATCTTCTATCTGATGTACCGATATTTTCACTCTTAAACCGCGTTAAAGGAGAAAATGAAGTAATGAACATTTCGCAAGACGAGTTCTCCGCCCTTTTCGCAATCCGAGAGGCCGCGTTACAGCTATCGGAGAGCATGGTGAACGCTGAAGCGTCGGGTGCCGACTTCGATGCTGTGGATAAGGAATGGCAATTCTTAACCGTCGCGCTTGAGCGGTATCGCGAAGCACGCCACCGTTAAAGTCGATTAAAGGAGATCGAAAAATGCCTACTGGATATACGAGCGACGTTCGATCCGGCAAGATCACCGAGTTTCCTGACTTCGCGCTCCAATGCGCGCGGGCGTTCGGGGCGCTGATCGTAATGCGTGACGAGCCACACGACAAACCTATCCCGAAGGCTTTTGAGCCTGAGACAAGCTACTACGATGAGCAGATTTCAAGGTCACAGGCGACCATCGCCGACCTTGGTTCTCTCTCGGACGCGGACTGTGAGCGCCGCGCATTGGCGGCTCACGCCGATGCGGTAGAGGCGGTGCGTGCGCGTATTCACGAGCGCGAGGAGGATCGTGATCGGTACCAAGCAATGGTAGCCAAGGTCGAGGCGTGGACCCCACCGACAGACGACCATGAAGAGATGAAAAACTTCATGCTTCAGCAGCTAAACGAATCCATCCGTTTCGACTGCACCCCGTACGCTGACCTCGACAAAGAACCTGCGCTCCAATCTGGCCGGGAATGGCGCGAGGCTATGCTGGCTCAAGCCGCCCGCGACCTGTCCTATGGGTTAGAGCATCGGCAGCAAGAGATCGAGCGCACGAACAAGCGCAACCAGTGGCTGACCGATTTGCGCAATAGCCTTTAATGTCTCTTAAAGGAGAAACGCAATGTCTGAAACACGCGAGTTCCCGACCGCTGTCATTGCCTCGATATCGACCGGCGTTTTGATGTGCGATTTCGGCGCCATGCACGAGGCCGCGGAATACCTCATGGGACACCCCATCTGGACGCACCATTTCGCCAACAAAGACCTGTGGCGCGATATGAAGCGGGCAATCACCAACCAGTGTCCCGGCATTCCTACCGAGATCGAGGGCGTAACCAAGGACAACTATCTTCAGAAGGTCGCCGATCTGGTGGCAGAGGTCGGCCCTGTCCAGACGATCCGAAAAGGTGATGGCGTGACGGCGATGCTCCCGACTGACGGCATCCCGGATCACCTGAAGGAGAAGGCTATTATGATCGGCGTGGATCGCTGTTAAATATCCTTAGAGGAGAGTTGTAATGGCCTACAAAGAGAATACGGAAATCGGCGAGATTGCCATTCGGTTGATCCGTGAGCTGCGGGCGAAGGATGCCCTAGAGGCATACCAGATGATCGAGGTTCTGCACATCGCCACCGGGATAGCTAATCTTGAGATTCAGCGCGAAACCCGTGAGGCCGCAAAGCCCGTTAAAATAACCTAAAGGAGATTGCCTTGACCAACCAGCCCGAGAAGCCGCACTTCGATCGCATCATGCGTGTCGAGCGTGAGCGGTTAGAACGCGTCGATGATCTGAAGGCGCTGTGGGCCAGCGCCAAGGATGCGCTCGACAAGGACGCGCTGAAGGATTTGAAGGTCGCCGTGAGGCGTGCCCTAGCCGATCCTGACAAGCTCGCCGAGACCCGCGCGAGAGAGGACCGCGCTGACGCCTTGCTGGCGTCCATCGGACCGCTCGGTGAAGCTGCTGTGCGGGCTGCGCAATGATACAACCGCGCCGCATGGATCGGCCCCAGGTCGGTTATTGGCGCATGAGATTGACGCGCGGTGGTCCTTTCGTGGGTGCGTGCATCAAGTGGGTCCAGACAACATATGAGCCAGGAGAGCCAAATAACCTGATGGAGCGCTCGCCGTTCATGGTCGCACTGATCAGCGATGAGGTCGTGTCGATCGACCGAGTATGGCTGAGCCGCGGAGAACCGATATCGGAAGCAGAATACCGCTACCTATGCGCCTCAGTGGACTACGCAATGAAGCACGATCCTGGCGCACCTGAAGCAGACCCGACGAAACGAATTGATTTAGCGACGGCACAGCCCGTCTATCGGAGGAGACAAGCGTGAGCGAGCGGAGGCTTGATATTGGCGGGAATAATCCACCGCCAGACCTGAAGATCGGCGAGGCGTTACGTGAGCAACTGACCGACGAGAATCGTGCGCTGATGAAGCGCCGCGACGAACTGATGGCGATGGCTGATGATTTCGATGCCGATTACCCGACCGTGGACGACGACGATGCGAGCGGCATTCTTGCTGGCATCATCACCCAAATTACCAAGTCGAGCAAAGCCGCCGATCAGACGCGCGAAGCCGTCAAGGCTCCATACCTTGAGGGTGGACGAATCGTTGACGGCTTCTTCAATGGCGGCATCAAGACGCCGCTGGACAAGCGCGCGGCGGCTCTAAACACAAAGCAGACCGCCTATCAGCGCGCCAAAGCAGATCGCATTCGACGTGAGGCGGAAGAGGCGGCTCGGAAGGCGCGCGAGGAAGAAGATGCGCGGCGCCGGGAGGCTGAGAAGGCCGAGCGTGAACGGCTTGCTGCTGAGCGTGCCGCACGGAAGGCCCGCGATGATGCGGACGCCTCGGAACTGGCACGGCTCCGCGCTGCCGATGCTGAGCGTCGCGCTGAGGAAGCCCGACAGGCCGAAGAACGCGCCCGCATTGAGCGACAGGAACAGGCGAGGATTGCGGCGTCATCCGCCGCTGATCGAAGCCGGGTACGGGGTGATTATGCAGTGTCGAGCCTCAGAACCACATGGTCATTCGAGGTCTTGGACATCGCAAAGGTTCCTCCTGAGTTTCTTCAGGTCAATCAGCCGCTAGTCAACGCCGCAATCCGTGGACAGAACGGACGGCGCGACATTCCTGGCCTTCATATTTTCGCGGTCGAGACCGCACAGAATAGGTGATCTATGCCGGATAACCAGCAAGTCGCTACACGCCAGCCTTCACCCTTCGAGGTCGAGTTGGCGTCCTATGAGCCACAATTCGCTGCCGCCCTGCCGGGCCATATCCCGGTCGAACGCTTCAAGCGCACCGTCATCACGGCGCTGAATGCGCAGCCTGATCTTATCAAAGCCGATCGCCGTTCGCTGTTCACGGCGTGCGTGCGTGCTGCCCAAGACGGCCTGTTCCCCGATGGCAGGGAAGCCGCGCTGGTCGTGTTCAATTCCAAGAACAAGAAGACTGGGGAATGGAACAAGCTCGTTCAGTACCTACCGATGGTCGGCGGCTTGATCAAGAGGATGCGCAACAGCGGCGAACTTGCTGCGATTTCAGCCTACGTCGTGTTCTCGAATGACAACTTCGATTATGAGCTTGGCGACAATCCGAGCATCACGCACAAGCCGTGCATGGGCGATAGGGGGCAGCCGATCGGTATCTATGCCGTAGCCAAGCTGACTAACGGGGAAACCCTACGCGAGGTCATGTCGGTAAGTGAGGTCGAGAAGGTTAGGGCCATCAGTCGGGCGAAGGACGATGGTCCGTGGACCATCTGGTGGGAGGAAATGGCTAGGAAGACAGTCATTCGTAGACTGTCTAAGCGTCTTCCCGGCTCATCGGATATCGACGATATGCTGCGCCGGGAAGAGGAACAGTATAGACACTCTGAACCTTCAGTGCCCACTCGTCGCCCAACGCGGGAGATGTTTCGGGAGACACCGCTCATGGTCACGGATGTTCCTGATGAGAAGGACGATGCTCCGCATGATCCTGAAACGGGCGAAGTGCCCGAGGATGGGTTTGGGCTGAAACCTCTGTGCAACGTTCCATTGGTTGAGGCGGGCAACGCGAAATGTGAAGAAGGGCTTGCCGCTCTTGAGGAATGGTGGAAAGGACTCACGCCATCAGAACGCGGGGAGCTTGGCGCGAAGGGAAGAAGTGCAGGACCGCATTTGGAGGGCTGGAAAGTGCGAGCCAAAGCCGCTGATGAGCGTGGTGGCCCAGCGACGGAAGAGAGCCTGTCTGAGACCATCACCGCGGCCTTAGAGGCTGCTAAGGCGCCCGAAGACGTGGATGCTCTGGTTGCCGAGTATGCGGTTGCGCTGAACGAAATCCCGCACGAGGAGTGGCTACCGCTACAGGCTGCGATCGACGCACGGCGCGCTATGTTGGCGGGAGAACCGGTTCATGGCTAGGCAGCGCCGCTGTAAGTACGTCAATTGCCGGCGCACGCTGCGGCAGTACGCTGGCGAGGCTGAGGATGCGTTCATTGCCCGCACCACTTGCGACGATGCCTGCGCAGAGCAATGCAAGCGCGTCATCCGGTGGTCGTACGAGCCGAAGGACAAGGACTGGACGCGCGAGCGGGAGCAATGGCCAGAAGGCGTGCGCTTCGATAGCCTGTCGCTGGGCAGCGTGTACGGTCGGATTGCGCGCCCCGAGACGCACCGACCGTATGGCACGAGCGCGAGTTGGGCTGTCGGCGGAGGAAGCGATGTCTGAGATGGTCGAGCGTGCTGCGCTAGCGGTTGCTCTGACGCGAGCGAAATACGGATGGCGATTGCCGGGTGATCGAGGCGGCAGGAAAGCAACTGCGCTTGATTGCGAGATAGCCAAGGCGGCGATCGAGGCCACGCGCGAGCCTACCGAGGAGATGATTGAGGCGGCAGTCACCACCGACGCGGCAGAGCCGATCCATTTTGGTGCCTACGAAGCGACAGCAATGTGGCGTGCGATGATTGGCGCCGCTGTTAAGAATGCTTAACGGAGATTGTAGATGCATACGCGCACGATCCAAGTCCGAGAAGGCGATAACGTCGGCCCCATTGATTGGTCTCATCCGACCGCCAAGGATATGCCGTTGGAGTGGCGCGAAGCTGAGAAAGACCCCGATGGGTTCACCTATAACGGGCGCACGATCATCCAAATCTGTATGTATGACGGCTGGCCATACTGGAAGCCAACGCCCGCCGTTAACTTCATAGGTCCGCTGAAAAGCGGAGAATGGAACTTCTTCGACAGCTATGGCGCTTCTCCAAACAGCGTCGAGCGGAAACGCTCCTAAACTACGTTAACGGAGATTTAGTTGTGAACGAGGCTGAAAGCCAGATTTTGAATTGTCTGATCGATGCGGGCGACGACTTCGGCTATTTGTCGTTCGCGGACATCTCCAGCCGCACGGGTCTCGAACGCAAGATCGTACGAAGAGCTTGCCGGGCATTGGCACGCAAAGGACTTGCAGCCTATGGTCGCGGCTTATTCAACGACGATGGAGAAGTCGCCGGCAGTGGATATACCGCTACACGGCAGGCACGGTCCACCGTTAGTCATCATTAAAGGAGAAGACGTATGAGCCGTTACCCATCCGAAGGCGTTGCGAGATTTGACCAGCAATTTCGCGAGACAGAGGGAGGGCGCAATGAACGACTGCGCGAGACACGATTTAAGCGGAATATCGAATCGTTTCAGAGGTTGATCGCTGATCTTGCTTCCGAGGCTCTGGCTGATGAAGGGCCTGACTGGTCGCAAGAGGGATTGGACAAGCTCCGTGTCCGCGTCGCCAACGCCATCCCACCGGATATGTTGCCAGAGTGCTTCGCTCAATGGCGTGACCCGCCCGTCGTTCGCTCTTAACGGCTATTAACGGATGAAAGATTCCTCGCCGCCTGGATTAAGCGCGGCATCACCAGAAGATAGGGGCGGTCCTGGGGGGATGTCGGATCGCCGGCTAACGCCCCTATCGCCGGGAGAAACAGGATGGCGACTAGGGCGGGATTCATGGTTGTTGACGGCAGGGTTCGTGGACACACGCAGCGTCACGACGGTAGTGAGTCGTTCTTTGAACTTGGGGAATTGTATCCCATGACCGAAGAGGCAGTATGCCGGCTTCTCTCACGTGCTTTTTCAGCAGGTGTTGCGTACCGCGCTAGAGACGTTTGGGCCGCATTGGCTGAGCATACCAATGAGATTGTGAACTATTAGTCCTTTATTTATCTTTAACGGAGATTGCCAAATGAGTTCCCCTCAATGCGTATCCTGCCGCTGGTGGAACGGCGATAGGACATATGCCGCCGAAGCGTATGGAGAAAAAGATAAGCACGGCAAATGTTACCATATCGTCCCATCGCCTGCGCTTCCTGATGACTGGCCAGTTCGGCTCTATCCCGCAGGCATCAATGCATGGGTAGAGACCCGATATGATTTTGCCTGTCGCGATTGGGAATCCTTTGCGAAGAAATCCTCTTAAATTATCTTAAAGGAGATCGGGAATGGGTTCTCATCTGCTACCCTGCCCGTGTTGTGGCGGCAGGGCTGTGTTCGGAGAGATCACCGACGATAGCGATTCCAACTTCGGCGGACATTTTATCACCTGTTCAGCGTGTGTGATAACGACGGATCTTCGATTTGCGTGCGGTGATGATCCGCTTCCGCTGTTGGCCGAACAATGGAACCGACGCGCGCCAATCACCTTGAATATAGATTAACGGAGATTTAAGTTGACCGTCCGCGTGATCCACGGCGACTGCCGCTCTGCCCTGGCCGACCTGCCAAGCGAGAGCGTGCATTGCTGCGTGACCAGCCCGCCGTACTACGGGCTGCGGGACTACGGCGTTGAGGGGCAGATCGGGCTTGAGGAAACGCCGGATGCCTACGTGGCCGAGATGGTCGCGGTGTTCCGCGAGGTCCGCCGCGTGTTACGCCCGGACGGGACGCTCTGGCTAAACATCGGAGACAGCTACGCCGGCAGCGGCAAGGGCAGCAACCCCGAAGCCGGAAAGCAGGCGACCAACAAAGGCTCACAGTCTGTCGGCGTCCTGTACGGGAAGACGGGAGAGACTGCGCGGCAGGCTGCTGTGACCAACGTCACACGCAAGACGTTCCGCGCTGGCAATCCCGAGAAGAACGGCGGCGCATCAAACCGGGACGGCATCGGAGCCGTAGGGGGCATCAAGGCCAAAGACCTGATCGGGATTCCGTGGATGCTGGCCTTTGCCCTCCGCGCCGATGGCTGGTGGCTACGCCAGGACATCATCTGGTCGAAGCCTAATCCCATGCCCGAGAGCGTCACTGACCGCTGCACCAAGGCGCACGAGTACCTGTTCATGCTCAGCAAGGGCACGAGGTACTACTACGATGCTGAGGCCATAGCAGAGCCGGCCATCTACTCGGGGCTTGCCAACCAAGACGCTAGCGGCTTCAAAAGCCCCACGTCATTCAACGGGAAGCACAAAGAAGGCTACCGGACCTCAGACAAGCAACGCGGTCACGGCCGACGCCACGCCGGCTTCAATGATCGGTGGGACGCAATGACACGCGAGGAACAGTGCTCTGGCACGCGCAACAAGCGGTCGGTTTGGGAAGTGGCGACACAGCCGTTCCCTGACGCGCACTTCGCCACATTCCCGCCGTCGCTGATCGAGCCGTGCATCCTAGCCGGTTGCCCGAAGGGCGGAACAGTGCTCGACCCGTTCGGCGGCGCGGGAACAACTGGCTTGGTTGCTGATCGGCTAGAGCGCAGTGCCGTCCTGATCGAACTCAATCCGCAGTATGCCACGATGGCGCGCAACCGCATCTTCGACGACGCGCCGCTGTTCGCTGACGTGGCAGACTGAATCGCTGTTAAATCGGTTTAGAGGAGATCGCCGTGTGCGCTATGGTCATCGGGACTCTGAGCGGTATAGCGCTCGGCATGTTTGGCGTGTGGATTTTCGAGAGGTTATTCGGTGCCTGACGAGCCATTCAGCGACGGCACCGGGCGCTGGGCCGCAATCGCTATCCTCGTCGCCGTCGCCGCCGTTCTCGCGATCATCTGGATAGGGAATTGACCATGAAGACCCGCAAATGCCCCTACATGCCGAGTTACCCGAACTGCACCTGCGATATGCCGGAACACACATGTGTGATGCTGCGGACGCCGTGGAATGCAGCGGGGTTGGTAACAGCCGCGGATCGGTATGGGCTGACCGGCGAGGACCGGCTAGCCGATGTCCTCTCAGGGAAAGACAACAGCCATGAAGCCACTAGAACACGAAACGCTGCCCTCGTACTGGGAGGGGCGTCTGCATACGAGAGAAGCCGAGGAAGGCCCGTTCGACCGGCAGGTGGCCGCTGAATATCAGGCCATCATCGCAGGGCTGAGAGCGAAGAAGCCTCTAGTCGCCATCCCCGAATACAAGGCGGTCAGCGAGCGCGTCGTCCAGTGGGCGAAGCGTTAATGCAGCAGCTTGCTCATGTCGCTGAACAGGATGCTCGCGATCCAGAATGCGATGGCTAGCCAGCCCCAGCGGACACGCGGCAGGTCGGGAACCTGAGCCGCTGCAACGCAGGCGAAGACGAAGGCAAAAACGAGAAGGATCGTGCCCAGCATTTCAAAGCCTCCCTAGCAACAGCAGCACGACCAAGATGATCAGGATCACGCCGACGATGCCGATCCCTCCATGCCCAAAGCCGTAGCCATATCCCCAAGGGGCGACGCTGCCACCTAGACCGCCAAAGAGCAGCAGAACCACGAGGATGAGTAGAACTAGGCCCATAGGGAATTAACGCCTAGCGCGCGATATCGTTCAGATGCGCGACCCGGCGTTTCGTGTCTCGCACGATCGACAGCGCATCGGTACGGAGCGGATAGATCATATCCCGAGTGGCGAGTTTGATAGCGACAAGGTTCTCCGCAATCTGCCGACTGGTCTCGTCGATCTTCGGATGGCTGAAGTCCGCCCAGCCTACCGTGGCGTCCAGCAGCGAGTGAGCGGCGCCCTCAAAGTCCCGCTCGATCAGCCACTCAATCGCCGTCACCCATCCGCGCCGGAACTCGACGGCAACGGACTGATAGTCGTCCAACGGAGGCAGCGTAGTTAGCGCCACCTCCAAGCGCTCACGGGCGGTTGCGGGAGGCACGGTGCTATGCCTTCGGCACGACAGCCTTGATGTCGCCAGCCAGCTTATTCAGCCATGCGATCGTGCTCGGATCGGCGGCGGCCTTAGCGACCATGCCGCTTACGGCAGTGGCTCCCGAGCAGCTAGCGTTCGCGAACATGAGGATGGCCCCGACTTGGGGCACGACGGAGAACGGGGCCGCGAGAGCCGCAGCCGCGTTGACCGCGCCACACGCCTGATTCACAGCCGCGGCAACCTGCGTCGTGTCAGTCTGTACCGTAGCGAGCTGCGCCGGGTCACACGCTGCGAGCGAGAGGAACGCAGCCGGGATGAGAAATCGCTTCATCACGGAGCCGCAGCCGTCATCGCTTCGACCGAAGCCCGATTCGAGTTGATCGTTTCGACAACGGGGTCAAGGTCGCTCTGAAGAACGAAGGGCGGCGGGCTCGCCAGCTTCGCCTGAAGAGCCTGGATGGCGGTGGTCTCGGCAGCGACGGCGGCCTGAACGGCGGCTAGATCGGCCATATTCTGTTTCTCCTGTCGTTCGAGTTGTTCGATGCGATCGATAAGCAGGTGGTTGATCTGGATGAGGAGGGCGATATCGGGGTGCTGCATCAGGAAGCCCTAGCCGCTAATGCCTTGGCCTCATCCGAAGGTTCTGTCGGCTCAGGTGATACAGTCGGCGTGCTGGTCGCCAGTGCGGCCCCAAGAGCCGCGTTCGTGGCGTCTTTCTTCTGCGACGAGTTGCTGCTGCCAAGCCAGAAGCCGGCGGCGACCATCGCCAATGCCTTCACGGTCTCCTTGAGGTCAGCCGTTCCTTCGGGCGCGGGTACTAGGAGGCAGATAAAGAATAAGGCGAAGATACAAACCGTGACGAAGAGCGATCCGTAGCCGCTGAAACGCTTTGCCCATGTATCAGGATCGGACGCAGCAACGATCGCAGCCGCAGCGGGTGTATCAGCCATCGCTCGCGTTTTACGCCAATCTCTCTACCGTATCAATATCAAAGCGTGGCTTGCCATGCTTGGAACGCGGCTTCAGTGCCATCCCCCCAGTCCCCGTCAATTGGACCCTTGTAGAAGCCCCTATCCTTGAACGCCTGCTGCAACATGCGGATCGCGGAGAGGATCGCGTCGTCGTTCGGTTGCATCGGGGACGGCAAAGGCTCAGGCTCGATCACTGGCGGAATAACAGGCGGCGCAGGCTGCGGCGATCCCATTTGGGCAAACTCGCCGCTGGCCATGAATTTATCGAACCACGCTTGTTTCGTGGCCGCTATGTCCGGCGTGTTGTTCCCAACCGCACGCAGCATCGCATCGAAACCCCCGCCGTGATAGCGGTCCACGATGTACGCGACACAGATCGCCATGCCTATGCTCGGATCGGTAATGCCGAGATCGGGATTGTCCATGATCTCAGGATGGCCTGATTTGGTCGCGTATCGCTGGTAGTTGCCCCGGCCCGTGATCTGAATGGCGTATCGACCCCGGAACTTGTAGCCGTCGCCCGGCTGCGTATTGCCGAGACCGCGCCCGACATTGGTCAGACTGCCGTAGACGTGCTCGAAAAATATCTTGTCGTCAGCCTTGATCTCATCCAGTTCGGCATCGCTCAAGCCTGACACCCGGCTCCCGAACACCTGCCTGATCCGGTCGTTGGACGTATGGGCATAGCCCATCTCCACATACCCGAGCATGTTGCTTTCGCCCATCGCGATTGCGGCCATGCCGGCGCGCGTCTCGGGGTCCGTGACGCCTTGCGCGTCGAGCGCCGCCCGAAGAGCATTTGCATATACGGGATTCGGATCAGCCATTAGTTCTCCCCAATCTCGCCTCTAGCTCTCCTGTCGTCGGGCGCGTCGCCTCCAGCACCTTGATGCGATCCTCCAGCCGATCATCGTCGCGGCGCATCTGGGCTTCTACCGCGTCAATCCGGTTGGATACCGACTCCTTGTATTCCTCGTGCTGGCGAACCGTGAGGGAACTATCCAGTGCCCGCGAGAGCGCCGCCCACCCGGCTACAGCCACCGCGCCAACCGCGGCGATGGTCGTCCACCAGTCCACGGCACTAGGATAACCCTAGCTTGTGCGAAAATATAGCGTACAACGCGCCTACGAGGGCCACGACGATCGCGGCCAGCGCAGAGATCGACATCAGCATCATCTGCTTGCCGAGCGCCGTCACACGGCCATGCAGGGCGTCGGCCTGTTTGTTCATTGCCCCGCGCAACCCGTCAATCGCGTCCTGATTTTCGCAGTGCCGATTTTCGTTGATAGTGCGACCTTCGCGGAGCATCGCCTCAACGCGCTGGTTATGCTCAATACAGTTCTGTTGGTGGCTGCGCCCCTCTGTGCGGGCCTCAACAGCTATGTCACGAGTCTCACGCACCTCGCGTTGCAACTCCCGGTAGGCTCCCCCGGTGAAAATCATCAGGGAATTACCGTTTGTAGCACACGGGGCGAGATGCATGTGTGACAAAGGTCACAGGGTCCAGCAACCATAGGGCGAATTGTAGACAACGGGTGCGCGCACGTCTACGACTGGTTAACGTTTCGGAACGATCTTAATCGCATGAGGTCCGAAAGTTTTCGAGCAAGCGGTGCCGGTCTTGTCCTTGTAAGAGACAATGCCAGCCACGGTATCGGCGGCGACCAGCTCGCCTTCAATGGCGTCAGCGTAGTCGTCCAGGCGGATGACCTTAAACCTAGCCGCCTCGACGCCGGAAACCTGAGTTTCACCCACACCCATTCCTCCCTTTTAGACCGTCGTGTACCACGGGCGGCTGTCTTCCGGCAGCTCTTCGAGATAGCGCCACCTTTCGCGGCCATGCGTCAACCAATGTTCTGTGCGTTCGATAAGCGAGCCACACCGCTCGCACCGCAGCATGTACCGGCAATCGTTGCGGAATACGCCGCACCATCTATGAATGCCCAGCCAGCACCGCAGAAACACCCGGTTCTCCCTTAATAACGCTTAGAGGCTAGCATGTCGGCGCGTTGGACTGGAACAATTCGCCAGTCGTCGCGTCGATACAGACGGCATTCTTGCCTCCAGACGAGGTGGTCGAAGACAGAGAATGCGACAGAACATGCCCCCCGAAGACCGCGGCGCCGCCACTCGTGTTGTAGTGTATGGCCTTGGCTGCGCCGCCTCCGAATAGATAGGCATCGATCACCCCATAGTCATCGGCGGCGTCGTACCCCATCATCGTGTATTTATTGGTCGAGGCTGGATCGATAGCAACGATGCCTCCCGGCAATGTACCATCTACCCCGCTAGCTGCCGTCGTAGACTTCACCACAAGAGCGTTATTGATCTCTTGTCCGACGCTCCCTGTCACAGTCGTGCTGAAGGCCGGGGCCGCCCCCTCCGGCGTGATGAACGTGTTGCTGAACGATGAGGTCGTATTGCCAGCAGCTAGCCGTTTTGAGCGAAGACCGTTCTGAAAAAAGAAGTTGTTGGTCGATGATCCACCTGTCGCCAGAAAGTTGTAGTAGGCACTCACAGACGATCCCGCGTCTATGAAGGCCGTCGAAAACAGATTCCCAAAGCATCCGTCGAGAATGTAGCCGTAGACATAGGTATCCATCTCGAACAGATTGCCGGTGAACACGTTAGATGTATTACCGGAACCCCCGGCATTGCTGGCATCACACTGAACTACTGCGGTCCCGTTGTTATGGACGAACGAATTGTTCTGTACCACGATAGCGTTGGCGTATGTCTGTAACACGGCCAGCGAGTTGAGGCCGGAAAATACGCTGTTCTCGACGGTTGAGGCATATCCTTGGAACGCACCGGTAATCGTGCTCCCTGTTGAAGCCGACATGCCGCCGAAGACGATCGCATTCTCCCCGCCACTACCGTCTCCAAGAAACGTGTCGTGATCGATCGTGACGGTCGTGTTGGTGGTATAGATGAACGGCGCGCTACATTTCAGCGTGAGAGCGCCGTTGTTATAGGTGCCGTTGCTGACTCCGGATGTCTTGAAGGTGATCGTTGAGCCAGACGCCGCGGTGAGTCGGTAATTGCCGTTTAGGGCACTCGTGGTTGAGCCTGAGACAACATACTGTGCGCCGACATAGAATCCGCATGTTGGCGGTGCTGCGAAGGTCGCTACAGCCACGTTCCCTGTGACGACAATGTTAGTCAGGGTGCCCTCGGTAACGCTTACCGAAACCGGCGACCCTCCGTCCGTGATCGTCAGACCATCGATCCGAAGTGCGCCCAAACCGAGAGAAGTGATCTTCCCGCCATTGTTGCCGTTGTACCGTAGGTCAAGCGTGGCGGCAGTGTACTGGGGCGTTCCGGTTCGCCCATCGTATTCCCAAACGACGCCGCCGCCACCGCATGTCGTCAATCGGATATCGGTCTGCCGAGGCAGCGGCGATCCGCTGTCATTCGGCATCAAAATCTGTGAGTTGAGGAGGTATTTCTTACCTGGGGGGAAACAGAGTGTTCCGCCGCCTGCGGTGTTGAGAGCGGCAATCGCGTCGTTTACCTTCTGAGAGTCGTCCGTCGAATCGTCGCCTACCGCTCCCCAGACGCCAGCCGAGTACATTATCCCTTGGAAGCTGGGAGCCTTGTTGCAGTTGACCGTCGCCCCTGCCGTGGGATAGTCGGCAATCGCCCCTGCCGTGGCGCAGGTTCCAACAATGCTCGATCCAGCTAGTCCGATTGGACCGACCGGAACTTGGGCAATTGCGGGCAGTGTGAAGAGTGCGCCGAGAACGACAGCGAAAGCGTATCGCCACATCAGCGTTGATCACACCCCGGCGTTGCGCGGCATGCGGCCTTCCAGCGTGTTACCTCTGACGCTTGATCTGCCAATTGACGTTCTACCCGATCTAAGCGATCGGCGATGCGCTTGATTTCAAGCGTGTTCAGCGGGACGATGCCGGCCCAATCAACCGAATTTGGCCTTCCCTCGGTATCGCGGCTGACAAGTTGAGGAAGGACAGTCGCGACCTGCTCAGCAGCGAAGCCATAGAGCAACCTGTCGTCTCCGCCCCCGTAACCTTTGTTGTAGCGGTAGGAGATAGGCTCCAACTTCAGCAGCGCATCGCCAAGATCAGCAGTTAACGGCGACACGTCATGCTTGAATCGAAGACTCGACGTTCCCAGGCAGATACCGGCTGTCCCGCTCCCGGCGTACAAGGCATGAGAGGTCGTGTCTTCGCATACCGTGGCGTCCGTGTGGGTGGCATCTGAGCTGATTTTAGGAAGCGCCACCAACCCGGTGCCCCCGGCAATGGTCAGGGCGCTGGAATAGGCGTTCTGAGTCGTGCCACTGCCACTAGCTGCCGCAACCTGGAAAGCGTAACCCCCCGAAATACCGGAGCCTGTTCCCGCGCTGTCCTGCAATGTCCACAGAGCGCCCGCGCCGTTGTTGGTCCCGGCGACAACACTTTGCGTTTGAAGCGTCTGCGCCACGGGCGTCGCAAGATCAGTATCGCCTAGACGCCAAACAGCAGCACCGGGCGCAGTCAAGATCGAGTTTCCATTCAGGCGCAACCCGTTGCCGGTCGATGCGGTCATCTGCATGCCGCTATTGTTGAGATAAACGCCGCCTGTGCTGCCATTGGCAGAGGGGACCAACTGAACGGTTGATGTTCCGCCGGTTGTATAGACACTAACCGTATTCGAGGTATTGATATCTAATGCTTTTATCGTGTTTGTGGCCAACCCCACAGTGTTGGCCGCCGGGAGGTATAGACCATTGACGGGCACCGTTGACCCGTTCGGGATGAATGCTGGCGCCGTGATCGCACCCGTAACCGTTCCGCCCCCCGATGACAAGAACGCACCACCAATCGGCCCGATGGGAACCTGGGCAGATGCTGCCAGCGACATGCCGACCACGGCGGCAATCGTCAATCCCCTATAAGGCCAATTAACAGACATCTTACACCTCAGTTGGGGCATGCGAAGGCCGTGATGACGGAAGAGCCACTCGCGATGATCCGAACAGCGCCTTGCGGTACGAACCCGAAGCTAGCCGCGTTGAAGAACCCGTACTGTCCATTCACCACGACATTCCCGGCTGCCGTCAATGATGCCGTATTACCTTGAAGATTAAGAGCGAAGACACACGATGCGGTGAGGCACTGAACAAACAGCCCAGTCCGTGGGAAACCCGTGATCGTCGTTGCGCCGATCAACTGCGCGTCAGACGAAAACGTGCCGGATACATCCTTGTAGGTAGTGCAAAACGGAGGAACCTGCGCGGCGACCGGCTCCGCCATCAACAGCAGCATCCAAAGAACTGACGCACTTACTAGCTTGACCATGCGTGCCAGCGGAATAGTTCGATTCATCTGCGTCTCCCTAAGCCGCCGGATAGACGAGTACGAAATTGAGATTTGTATTGCTCACGTCAGAGTTCTTGCGCGCAACACCTTGCGAAGACTGAAATCTCGCAGTTGATGAACCCTTCACGGTGACGATCGTGGTAGCGATACCGGACGTGTTGATTACGATAGCAGCCACCACCGCATAGTCCTGATTCGGAACCGCTACAGGGAGTGAAATCAACGTATTCGTCCCGTCCGCTGTGACAGGATACGTGATCTGTCCGTGCGCAAAAACCATATTGCCGATCTTGGTATAGCGACAGGCCGTTGTAAGTGACAGGCTCGCCCCCGACTGATCGGTAGGTGTCCATGTTGCCGGTGCCGTCGTATCGGAGAGAGCCGTTGATGCCAACTGTCCAACCGTGAGCGCGGCACCTGCGCTGGCCTGCTGAACTACCTGGCTTGTTCCGCCCGTCGCCGAGAAATCAGTCGTGCCGGCAGGCAACGTCAGCGTATTCGACCCGGCAGCAGCAGGAACCTTAACCGTCACGGTCCCGCTGGACGATCCTTCAAGGATCAGCGCCGTCCCGAGTTTGAGCGAGACATTTCCCGAGCTATCGACCCGGACTCGCTCAACATTTGTCCCACTCGAATTTGCCGTGAAGATCGAGACGCGACCGGGGACAACGCCACTGCTTACGGCGGCATCAGCCGCTCCAACCACAGAACCGCCAGTCTGGAAAGCCGCGCCATCCGATCCGGTGAACAGTGCGACGCCGAGGGAATCGCCGGATTGAACCGCCGTCTGAGTACCAACGCTCGCACCACGCGATTTCCTGAAATTGACGCGCGCACCTGACGTATCCGCGCTGTACTGATCGCTTAGGATGCCGCGTGGGCTCGCGGAACTCGTGGTCACAACGTCTAGTGCCGCCGCAGGTGCGGTCGTTCCAATCCCGAGGAAATGGTTCGTCGCATCCCAGAAGTGGTTGGCGTTGTCCTGGCTGTAGACGCCACTTGCTCCAGCGTAGACGACGCTGCCGGCGGTGAACGTGCTTGCCCCGGTGCCGCCTCGCGCTACAGCGAGCGTGCCGGACGAGATGTTGCTGGCGTTCGTGGTATCCGTCGTTGCCGAAGCGGCCAAGCCGGTAAGGTCACTCGCGGCGAGCTGACCGACTGTAAAGATGCCGCCGGAACTCGTCTGCTTGACGACCTGAGATGTACCGCCCGTGCTGCTGAAGTCTACGGTTCCCGCAGGAAAGGTGATCGTACCTGATGCCGCGCCCGCAGGCTTCCATGTCTGAGCGCCGGACACACCGCCAGCGATGACGATGTTTCCGCCGTGCGATCCTGCCGCGCCAACATCGACCGTCACGCTCCCTGATGCCGCAGTCAGATTGATGGTCGAACCGCGAACCGTGACGCTATCGCCAGATGGGGAGCCATTCGAGGTCGAGCGCAGAGTCAGCGTCGAGTTGGTTGCCGTTCCGCCTGTAACGGTAGGAACTGTAATCCCCGTGAAAGCGAGCGAACCGGACGAGTTGGCGAGAAGCTGGAAATTGGTCCCGTCAAAGGCAACAAGCACTACGCTGCCGCTGACGATCTCCCCACCCGTTAGAGCAGCCGCACCTTGAAGGATGGAGGTCGCGCCCAAGCCATCGACATTGAGCGTGGTCGCGCTGGTGTTCGTGGCTCCCGCGATGAAACAGAATTTGTCGCCCTGGACGTAGGCAGCGTGTGAAACGGTATGCGTCAGCGTCTGCGCATTCGCCGAACCACCACTTGTGATCGTCGGTCCTTCTTCCTGCCAGAGGCGCTTGATCGCGCCCATCATCATCCGCGCGGCATCGTCAACCTGCGCAGGATTCATCCCCTCCGGCCAGCCGTTCGGAGGCGTGGAGGAATTTGATGCGTCCGTGGGCGACCATGTAGATTGGTTAATGTCGTTAGCCACGCGATGCGCCCCCTAGCAACGCGAATGTGGACCGCCTATTTATCACGGCATCGATGGAAGCTGGAAAGTTTCTAAGATGATCTGGGCAGACCGCGCGGCGATAGGATGGGCATGCATCGTCCTGATTATCAGCACTCTCGCGGTTCTGGGACCGTTTGGTATTCCTCCCGGCCTCGCAGTTGCCTGTGCCATCGCTATTCTGATCTTCGGTATGTGGGGATTTCTGCGATTGCTCGATTTCGTTTGCGGAGGGCCAGCCTATCGACGGCAGATCGAAAGACGAGATCGATATCGGCGCGAAGGATACTGCATCGGATTTCGATGAACTGGTATCTAGCCGCGCTGGCATTCGTCTACGCACTGACAACTCAGTGGTCATTAAATACGATATTCCTCCTCGGCGTTGCATTGTGGCTTGGACGCGTTCTTACTGTTGCGGCTGAGACGGTTGAGCGAAGGCATTCGAGAACGGCTGGATATAGGGAAGAATCCGCGGATCAATCCGCGCTCCCTGTTGCAGTCCACTCAAGGCACGCTGCGCCGTAGACATTCCACCGGATACTGCTGGGTTAGCTGAAACAGAATAGAGAGCGCGCGCCACTTGCGGCGACATCAGTGCTTTGGAGAGACCATATCCCCCCATTATGCCTCCAAGGGACTCAAGCGGGTGGCTCGTCAGATCAAAAAAATGCTCAGCCAGCAACCCGGCCATGCCGGCACCAATGGCGTGCGACCCGCTGCCTGACGGATTGGCGAACTTAGCCACCTGCTTCTGAGCGTCTGAAACTTGCGCGAGCGCATCCAACGATTCCCGATGCGAACCCGGCACATTGGCCCCAAAAAGCGTGTCCTTGGCACTTGGCGAGAGCTTGTTCCAATTCGTGACGAACGAAGCAGCCGAGAAATCGGGGCTTCCGGGCAAAACGCTCTGTTGTCCCGGCTGTGGCTGCCCCATCTTGCGCAGGATCGCTGCTCCGACATTGCTCCACTCATCAGGTGGCAACGACCGCTGAAGCGATTGAAGCAAGCCAGCGTCGGCACTTCCTGTGTCGCTAGCGGCTCGATTGACCGCAGCGAAGGTCTGCTCGGGCGACCCTTTCACCAACCCTTCAAGCTTGTCTATCCGATCGATGCCAGTGGAATAATACTGGTTCGCCCGCTTGAAAGCTTGAGCGGTCTGCGGGCCTGCCGCGTTGGCAGCACCCTCCAAATCCTGCGAAATTCCGCCATAGACGCGCTTCAGGTCCGCGCGGGGAATATCATTGACAAGACCGCCATCACCGAGCATGCGACCGATCGTCGAACGCAATTCGTTCAATTCACCAAGCGTCAGGCTCCCACCTGTCTGTATCTTCTGCGCCGCCTGCATCAGGATCGGATTACCCTGCGCATCAACCACACTTGAATAGACTGCGGGAATGTTCTGCTCGCCGGGAGCAAGTGTGCCGAAGAACGACTGGAGACGCGGGTTCGTGATCTGCGCACCGAGCTGAGGCGATGTAGGAAACCGGTCTAGCGGCCCCTTCAGCGCGTCGAGCGTGTTGTTGATGGGAACCTGCTGCATCGGATCAACCGACTGCCAGAAGCGATCATAGAGGGCCGCAGCCTTATCCTTGAAGCTGCTCGCCCTAGTGGGGGCAGCGATGATCTGCGATTGGGTCATTCCCGCTGGAGCGGGGGCGTTCGCAAAGTTACTGATGCCCGACTGAATTACATCTCCAGCCTGCGCTGCCGGCGCTTCAGCGGTGATTGCCGGCCCCATCTGGGTAGCAAGACGATCGGCTGCATTGCCAGTATCCTGAACCGCTTCCTGTGCGGCGTGCGCAACGGGACCGCCGAAGAAGGGAAGCTTGCTCACGATATTTGCCGTGAGGCGCGACCCGATGCCTTGCCCCACTGCGGGCATGCTCGGCGTCACATCCAACTTCTCAAACGCCTGCATCAATTGCTGGCTTGGAGACAATGCCTGTGTCGCGCCGGACGCAACGGCAGGAATGCCCGTTTCAGGAATCGCATAAGACAGCATGCGCCCCAGAGCGGGAGCCGCAGTCTCAGCCATTGCTGGATTGCGTTCATAGACGGCATATTGCCCTGTGCCGGGATCGCGCAACGCCACTTGTGTCTGCTGATTACGCGGAACACCAACTTCACTGAAGAAGGATTGCTCTTCGGGAGCCGCTAGTTGGTAGTTACCAGCCACATGCGGCGACGTGCCCTGCATCCCCGCAGTCATCGCATCGATGACGTTCTGCCCCATAGAGGTGACGGGCGAAACCTCGCGCGGCGCAGAACCAGCGGGCGCGAGTGTATCGCCGCGCGGTGGTTCTTGGGCTTTTGAGATCGCGCTTAGAACGTCATCGAAACGAGATGGCGGTTGCGTCATCGTCGCGGGCGCATTCGGATCAGGCGGTTGCTGCTGTTGCAGAACCTGATTCAGCATATCCAACGCACCCGAAAAATCGGTCATTGCAGATACCTATCCAGACCGCTCTTCTGGATGAACTGGATTTGCTGTTGAAGATGCTGTAGTTCAGCCTGCCCCGAGTTCGTGCCTCCCACCTGATTGAACAGCATCTGACGATCTTGCGGAGCCATTCGAGCCACGACGAAGGCATAGGGACTAACCTGCCCCTGCCAATTCGTCTCAAATCCGGTCACATCGCCAGGACCACGACTACCCTGCCGTTGTTCCCACAGATTTTGCGCCTGAGACTTGGCAATCTTATAATCGTTTAGCCCTTGAAACTCGTTCAATACTCGCTGCAATCCCTGCGGCGACATCTCAGGGTTCGGCAACGCATTGGCGATCAGTTTGAACTCCTGTACCGCAGCGCGCGGCGATGTGTCTCTGACGGCCTGCCGCGTCAGAAATCCCATATTCTTATTGAACGACTCGTAGCTAGCCACGGAATCGGCGACAGCATCGCCTCCAGGCAGGAGACGGATTAGTGCCTTTGCATCCTGCACATGGTCCGCGAAGGGACCAGTGTAGAAGTTAGGAGCGGCTAGTTGCATCGTCCGCAAGGTCGCTTGCTGTGCCTGCGCACCGGAAGCGTCATTGATATTCTGCTGGCGTTGCTTCTGCTCCTCTTCGCCTTGAAATTTTCCAGACGCTTCGGCAACGGCTACGGCACCTGGCGATGCTTTCACCACTCCCGGAACTGGCGTGACTGTCGCGCCCTGCGGCGTCAGTTGCGTATAGACCTGAGAGGTGGAGAGATCAGGATTGATCTGATCGCGCGGGATCGGCGCAGTCGTGTACTGACCTGTTGGGTTGCCCTGAGCATCGACCTGTGGCAATGCGCTACCGGGACGCTGTGGTTCATAGGGGAACTTGGCACGCGCCGTTGCTGCGGCGGCTGGCCCGACGAACGGAAATTTCGCTGCTTCGGTAGCCGCAGTCGTTGGCCCTACATACGGCAACTTGGCTGCTTCGGTAGCGCCCGTCGTCGCTCCCGCAACAGCCGCTTTGTAGCGTGGATCGTTATAGAGATAGGTCTGAAGCGGAGGCGCAACGTTCGGCAGTCCTGCCGCCGTCATCATCGCACCGAGTACGGCCACGTTGCGCGGATTGATCGCACCACCAGTTCCATAGCCGCCCATCGCAGGGTTCGGAGGCGCGACGCCCGGAACATTGCCTTGCGCCAATCGAGCGCGTGCCTGTGCATTGAACTGATCGATCGGCGATGCGGCTCCTGCTGGCGTGGCTTGGGCCAATTGCTGCCCAGGCGCGCCGGTAACAGGAGGGGTCGCAAGCGGCTGTCCCGTATCCTGATTGACGAGTTGAGCGTTCGGACCATTGCCCGAAAGCCCGACGCGAGGAGGCAACCCTTGAGGCGTTGTTGGTGGCTGCTGTGTGCCTGCGACTTGCGGCGCTGTAGGCGCATACGGCGCGCCCTGATTGCCCATCATCGCGCCAGTGAAGTCAGGCACCGGGGGCAGGCTGGAGTCGGCTTCTTGCCCCGTTGCCGCACCACTGTCAGGCGAGTATTTGGCGAGATTCGCCTGATAGGACTTCATCGCCTTACCGATCGTCGGCCACTGCCCGCCAAGTGCCGACGCCACATCCTGCGTACGTCCTTCGTGGAGGTCATCTAGAAGCGGACGCCCAGTCTTGTCCTGATAGGTCTGCTGAGCCAACGTCCATGCCGCCTGATCCTGACTGACGGGAGAGAAATCCTGCAATCCCTTCTCTTGAGCAATCGGATTGAACGTACTACTCAGAAACTGGTAGCGCCCCGCTGCGTCGCTAGTCTGACCCTTGTAAGGGCCGCTAGTGATTGGAACCTTCACCTGTGGATGCGCGCTGAAGTCGTCAAACGTTGCGCCGGGGCCACCGTCATAGCGGATGTTGTATGCTCCGCTCGACTCAGGACCGGCAATGCTGTCAAGCAATGCGCGCGCCTCGCGCGGGAGCGTCGCGTCCGCCGTAATGCTGGAAACGGCTGGTTCTGATCCTGAACTCGGCGTTGCACCAGTATCCGCGGGCGGCTCAACCCCGGTGGTATCTGTCGGCGCACCGCCGCCTTGACCGTTCAGCATCTGCTGAAACATGGAATTGATCTGCGGATAGATCGCCTGTTCCTGCTTTAGCTTCGCAACCTGCGCGTTGAAAAGCTGAGCCTGCTGCTTCCGAAGCTCTGCCTCGCTCTGAACGTTTTGCTGATTGGAAAACGCGGTCATCAACGCCGCGGGGTCAACATACGGAGGACGCGGCGCCTGAATGCCGGGGAAGGACGAGACGTTCTGCTGCGCCTTCGGAACAGGCGCAATCGTAGGACCGCCGACGAGCGGAATGCCGCCGATGCCAAGGCCGGGCAGAAGCTGGCTGAACATCGAAGCGCCCATCAGGCGTTCCCCCATGAGGCGACCGCAACGCCATAATAGCGCAAGGAACTGTCCGCGCTATGCCAGATCAGGCCGCGCAGGCATTCCGGCGTCTCGTCGATGATCTGGGCCAGCGTCTCGCGATGTTCCAAATCCTTGATGGCATGCTCTCGGATGAACTTCGTGCTCTGTGCCCCGTGTAGTTCCTCAAGCGCATCGACCGTATCGAGCGGAATCGGATCGCTCTCTAGCGACGCCATGTATCCTAAGAGCGATGCCGGGTGTCGGTGCTTCAGTAGGTAGTATTGCGTACCGACAAGGGCCATCGCCAGCGGATCAGGCAACGGTGTTGGCGAGATACCGGCTCCGTGCATGTCGCTAATCAGCCACGAAAGGTGCCCCGTTTCCTCCTCAAGATGCTCCTCCATGTAGCCTTCAAGGCGAGCGATGAAGGCATCTCGCGGCTTCCGGGCCGTCTCGACCAGCGCCTCTTTCAGCAACCGCTCGCTCGCAACTACCAGATCGTGCAGAAACAGCATATTGGCAGCAAAAATCTGAGGTGATGCCAAATCGGTGCGCAAGAACGTAGATCGTGCGCTTCGCACCATCGCCGCGATGTTCTCGGAGAACTGCATCAGAACGCCGCCAAAGCAGAGACCGCACCAGGGATCGCGCTCGCCGCCGAGATGCCACTTGCCACTGTGCCGAGCAGGTTCGTGGTCGGATTGGTAAAGTACGGCGACTGCGTGACCGACGTTCCGCCATAGTTGCCGCTCGTCAGGCCCGCATACTGCTGGAGCATCTGATAGGGCAGCGTCTGATAGTAGTTATAGCGGTTCACCGCGTCGTTCAGTTCGGCCTGCTGCTGCTGCTGGAGGAGCTGCTGCGATGCGAACGCCTGCTGCGGCCCGACATACTGAGAATTGATCAGCGACGGTGTATTGGCCATCGCCGTTTCCATCGTGCCAAGGCCCGTGTTGTAGATCGAACCGAGGCTCGACGCTGCCTGCTGCTGAGCTGTGCCGCCCTGAATGGCTTGCGACCCGAGAGTTCCGGCGGCTTGCTGCTGCAACCCTGCGCCGCCAAGCTGAAGCTGACCGGCCTGATTGGCGAGATTGCCCTGCAACTGCGCACCGGTCAAATATTGGTTGCTCAGTGCCTGCGCGGCTTGCTGTTCGGCTGTCGCTCCCGAGATCAGTTGCTGACCCAGCGTCGACGCCGCGCCCTGCTGCACACCAGCGCCACCAAGCGCGAGATTGCCGGCAGCATTCGCCGCGGTGCTTTGCAGCCCCGCACCCGACAAAATCTGATTGCCGAGATTCGCCGCCGCCTGCGCCTGAGCCTGTCCTCCGCTGATCGCTTGAGAACCAAGTGTCGACGCGGCTCCTTGCTGAAGCCCCGCGCCCTGCAGGTACTGACCTCCCAACGCTTGCGCGCCCGCGAGTTGGTTCTGCAACTGCGCCTGATAATTCTGATATTCTAGCGGGGCCAACGCCGAACTGACACCCTGCGCTGTCGCATAGGCGGCTTCAGGGCTGGAGAGTGTACCGCTATTGATGAACTGCGATTCGATCTGCGGCACTACCTGAGCCATTACGGCTTGTGCGGTCGGATCAGTCGCTGGATTAGCGGCGGCAACATTCTGCCCGGAGGCGAAGTAGTTCAGTCCAGCCGTTCCCGGATTAGCCGCGCCACCGAGATTCGTTCCCGATTGAGCCGCGAGTGTCCCCGTGCCGAGATTGCCCGTTCCATAGTTCGTATTAGACAACGAGTTGAGCGGTGCAAATGCGGAGTTCATCGCGCCGCCTGGATTGACGGCAGCAATGTTGTTGAGCGTCCCAACCTGCGGATTGACGACGGAGGGATTGGTCGCCTGACTATAGAGCGTCCCTGCGGCAGGGTTGGACGCGCCGTAGTTCGTGCTCGTCAGCAGATCGAGTGCGTTCGAGGCGGGATTGATCGCTCCGCCCTGGTTCGTCCCCGCAAGATTGGTCAGCGTCTGAGCGGTAGACGATGCTGGAGCCGCACCGTAAGCCTGCGACTGAAGTGCAGCCTCGCCAGGATTGGCACCAACCCCAAAGTTCGTGTTCGACAACCCCTGAAGCTGAGCCTCATAAGGGTTGTGAGTAAGGTAGTGTCCGCTCAGCAGCGTGTTCTGAAAGTTGCCTGCCGACTGTTGAAGCGGATCAGGCGCAAGTCCCATCTGCGTCGTCTGCGCGATGGCCTGATTCTGCGCGTCCGTGAACGGCTGAACCGTCGAGGTCGGATAGTATTGCGGCCCGTTCCCCGCGAGCGACGAGTTGTAAAGGTTCTGCGCCTGCGAGAAAACGTCGGTCAGGTACGGCTGCTGTCCCGACCAAGGCGCGCTGCTTTGGGTAGTCGTGGCCGTCGATTGCGTCGGCGTCTTGCTCATTCCGCAGCCATCCGTTCCAGAGGCTTGATCAGATCGACACCGATCTCGCGATAGCCGCCAACTCGCGCAAATCCCCGTCTGCCGCCCGCGCCCATGATGTCGCAGCCATGCGCTACCGCATACGCTTCGGTTTCATCGCGAAACTCGGCAGACCACGCTTTCATGTTACGACCGCCAATCAGCCACACTCGGCATTCCTTCAACCGCGGGTATTGGATGATCTCCGTCACCATCGCGGCTTCGACTTCGTGCCTCTTATTGTCCCAACTGATCCAGAGCTGCGCTTTCCCATCCAACAGCAGTGGCAGCACGTCACTCGTCAGAAACCGGCGGAAACTCTCCCTCCGCAGGGCTTGCTCAAGGTGCGGTTCCGCTTGCGACCATAGGAACGCAAGGTGCTCTATCGGAACCGCGCAGATGCGCTTAGTAGTTTGACTGGCCACCGAAGATGCTGCTCAGCCAACTGAGGGGATTGCCGCCACCCGTTCCTGTCGTCCCCGCCGGCATATATCCCGGCATCAGGCTGCTCGGGAGCGGTTGCCCCGCCATGCCCGGACCAATCGGCGCGTTATACATATTCGGCGCGGTCTGCCCTGGCGCATAGGGTGCCGGCAAAGCAGCGGGAGTCGCGGGCGCAGGAAGTTTCATGCTCGCCAGCGGGTTCTGTGCGGCGGGAGCCGTCATCTGCGCCTGTGTCGGAGGAGGAAGCGGCTGCAATGGCATGCCACCCGGATGCTGCATCGGGGCGGGCAACCCAGGCGCGCCAGCAGGCGGCATGCCACGTCCGCCACCCTGCATGCTCATCAGCAGGGCCAGTGCCATCGGATTGAGACCCGGCGACGTAAAGGCCGAAGGACTTGCCCCGCCCATTCCCGGCGCACCGCCGCCATACCCTCCACCGAACATTCCACCTGCCATTGTCTTGTCCTCACCCGATAATCAGAAGATTGAAGGTGCAATCCGTCTCTGCCGTACTCAGATGCGTCAGCACCGCTTGTCCACTTTTCTGTGAACTCGCATACAAACTCCCGGCAATCGCCGCCGCGTTGTGGCTCGTCGGGCAGAACGCCAGTGCCGAATAGAAGCCGATGCGAGCGTCGATGATCGTGGTCGTGGTCGCACCTGTCGCAAGCGTGATCGGCAGGACCGTATTCAACCGCCCCGCCAGTATGTTGTTCACGACGGTCGCGACCCGCTTCACCCATTGCGGGACATCGCTGCCAAACAGCGGCGCGGGGATATAGCCGGGATTTGCCATTACCGAACCGTCCCCTGCGGCACGGCGTCGAGTTCGATGCCCGCGATATGGGTCCAGGTGTCCCCAAGAACGGTCGTGGTTGAAGCGCGGAGATAGCGTCCCGATGTGCGAACCGGACAATTCCCAAGACCGTTCAAGGCAACCGCTGCCGTGCTCGTCACCGTGTCTTGGATGCGCTCACGATGGCCAATCGACACAGACGGCGTGCCGCCATCGACCAAAGGTCGCGTATTCCTGATGAGCGCGCGCCGCCCCGGAAACGGCTGCATCTCGCTGGTATCGATCTGCGCGGCCATATTCGAGCCGGTGAAGTAGTTCAGCTTGTGGCTGTTATCGAACAAGCCGTACTGGAGCGCGCCGCCCTGCCAAATCGGGCTGTCGAGTGAGGCCGGTAGCGTATTCAGCGTGAAGCCAAGGACGGTAAAAAGTTGATCGAGCGTGTAGCCAATTCCGAGCATCCGGCACAGCGTCTCACTGGTGATCTCGCACAGAGACCATTTGGCGAGGTCAATGTGATAACTCAACAGACGGTTCGGCACGCCACCAACCGAACCTTGACCGGGATAGACCCACGAGACGATCTTGCGCACAGGGTCAGTCGCGCCAACCATGCGCAGGACATTGCCCGGATCGAGGTCAGTCAGAACCGTTCGGTCAACCTTGTTGAAGCCGATATTCGTTGCGGTAGAACCATCGAACCCGACAAACCCATCGTCTGTGAAGTAGTAGACCGAGCCACCAAAGATCGTCGGGCTTTCGGGAGATGGCGTGCCGCGGAGTCCCTGCGCCGGCAGGATCGAGAAAACTTCCGGCGGACCCGCATACATGATGTTTTTGACACCGTAGCGCTGAATTACGATCGCATCTGCCGATACTAGACCGGATCGGAGCGCCTGGACCGCACCATCGCTACCTAGAAGATCAACTGCGCCAGATTGCACCTGCGCCGCCGTCGTGCCGCCCGGCGTCGGCCAACTCGTCGCGTCACCTGCGCCTGACCACCAAAGCCGCTGCTCCTTCGCACCGTTGGAGCCGTCTACGGTATTGCCGAGCATGACAAAGGCGTTCTTGACGACGGCGATGTGCTTGGCCTTCGGCGCATTAGTCGATAGTGCCGAAAAGTTCGTGTCGCTGATCAGGTTGAATGTCTGAACCGCATCCGTGTAATTCGTCGCGATGCAGGAACCATTGAAATACTCGAACTCCCACCAGCCGTCCGAGCCAAGCGTATATGCGCCGCCCGATGTACGCGAGACATCTGCCCAACTGTTGCTGCCGGAAACCAGACGGTAGAGTTTGGTCGCATCCCCTGCGACGAGCGTGACCGCTAGGCTGCTGTCCACGAAAGCCGCCGCGCCTTGGCACCGCGCATTGAGCGCGCCCGAGTACGGCATTGGCGTCTTCACCGCGCCATAGCTGGTAGTCGTCAGTGGAACGACATTAGTGATAGTCGCAGACCCGCTGGCGGGGTAGTCCGGGGCGTCCGGCAACCACTCGTCTATCGGCAGGATGATCGGAGGCGTCGGCATGGCATCACACCAAATGAGGAAGCAGCGCGGCAAGAGCCGCTGCGAGCGCAAGGCTAAAATATGTGGGCCTGATGCGCCCCTTAGCAGTCCGCCGCCCCGTCTCAGCATTGAGCGCCATCAGATAGCCGCGCGACTGTGGCAACGATGGATCGCCGTAAATCGCAATCTTGCATTCTGTCGCGAGATCAGGATCGTGCAGCACCTCCTGAGCCAGTATGAGTTTCGCCGTCGAACGGATCAGATCGAATGCGTCCTCTGTCCAGTAGTTCGCATCATCCGCGCTCTGGAGGGACGCCCCCCGAGCGACACCCGAGATGGTAATCGGATACGCGCCATCCGGGATGGGATAGAACCGCAGTGTCTCGGCAAAATAGGCATAGTCGGTCGGATTGGCCGTCGTCTGAGGATTGACCGATATGTCCTCCACGTATTCCCAAGTCCGCGCCCGTAGGTAGTAGCGCTGATTGCTGATCTTAACCCTAAGTTTCTTGATCTCAGCCAGTGTGGCGAGCGGCGCATAGTCTGCGGACGTATAGAACTCTTGCCCAGCGACGACGGTGAAGGCGTCCTGCGTGTAGACCTGATTGAAATAGAACTGCTCGCGCTCCCACATCGCCACCGCTGACTGGATCGCGTTCTGGATCGGCGACGCAGTGATACCGCTGTCAGAGAGCGGCGACAGCAAGTCCTGACGATCGCCGAGTTCATCGGCAATCTGCTTCTGCAAACCGATATAATCGGATGCAATGGTCATCTGACTGTCGCCGCTCTAACGCAGGTTTACTCCTGATCGTAGATGCTCATGCCTTTCGGCGTGGCACTCGAACCCACCTGATCGGAATAGGCGTCACGACTCATGCCGGTATAGCGTCGCGCCGCCGCACCGGGGCCATTCGCCGGCACATCCAGTTCGCCTGCGCCGGCACGTTCCCCTGCGCCAGTGCGCGCATTGCGGCTGAACGGCGAGCCGTGACTGTTCACGTTCGACATGCGGGCCGAATAGTTGTGCTCAGCCGCTTCGCTGCCGCCGCGGGGCGACGGGCCGGGACGCGGCTGGCGGGAACCACGATTCTTTGCCATCTCGTTACTCCTTCTGCCTGTCCGTGATCAGCCGCCGGACGGGGCGCGGCAAATGTACTGCACGACATTGCTACTCGTGCTGGTCTGCGTCAGCGTGATAGCAGCGGTGGAAGTCACATAGCTCTGGCTCGCAAGCGGGGTCGCGATCCAGGCAACGACGCAAAACGGCGTGCTCGTATAGGCGACATTGAACGTGATGACACAGCCGGTCGCGCTGGTGCCCATCGTGACGATGCCAGCTTCGTCCGTTCCCGTGATCGCTGGCGTGCCACCACCACAGGAAGTCAGGGCCGGCGCAGTAGCCTGTGCCGTTGCAACATGAGTAGGCGTACCAGCTGAATTGCCGAAGGTGACAAGCGTTCCCTTCAGGTTGGTAGCGCCGCTCAGATTTGAAGTGCCGGTCGCCGAGAGTGTCGAAAACGCCCCAGTCGATGCCGTGTTGGCTCCGATTGGAGTTCCATCGATACAACCTCCCGTGATGCTGACCTGGTCCTTAGTCTGAACAGACAGGAGGGGTGCAGTCGATGGCAGAGCACTTGCGCCAGTCGCTACCGTGCAAGCCGCGAAAGCACCGTGCCCAATGACCGCAAAACATGCCGCCACGAGAAGCGTGTTGAGATTCTTCATTCGGCGGCATCCTCAATCGTCAGTTCCTGCTCGACAGGGGTCGCGAAAATGTTCAGCAACAGCGCGTTGCGGACCATGCCACATCCGCTCGCCAGAACGCCGTGGAAACTCTTGTCAGTGCGCGCGAACGCGAAACAGGTGTTCGGCATGAATGGCGCGGTCCACAGCGGCGAGAACCCGTCCATCTCCTTCAGCCAGGACAGGCCGTCATGCGAGAACTCAGGATCGCGATGTTGAAAGATTGTGGTCCCAAACTCCCTCATCCGATCGTCGCTCGGCAGGTAGAACAGGAACGACAGAAACTTGTTGGGCACGTCGGTATGCGGCGACAGATGATATTCGGGATCGTCGCGCACCAGCCGGATATCAAAACCAACCTTCAGATCGATCGGACCGAACCGCTCATCGCGCACCATGCTGAACCTGTTATAGAGCGCTGCGACGTATTCGCCACTGCCCATCCAGGCGCATAGCTCAGCCCAAAAGCCGCCTAGCGCCACCGGCTCAAGCAAGCGGCGATGCGGATAGGCGCGCTCGCCATAGGCATCGTCGAGCGGCAGGTTCCGCAGCATCTCGGCATAGAAATCCGCTGGGAAGACGTTCCGGACGTACATGTGCCGATATGGCGCCTGAATCAGAGGCGCACGCAACAACCGCATCAACGACTGTTCAGCGGCGGAAGATGACATTGCCGATGCCCTTGAACGCGCCCTCCGTACGGCGTGCCTTGTCAGCCTGTGCGGCGTTCCAGCGAAAGCCCATGTCCTCCATACGACCGACAAGCGACTGATGATCGCCGCGCCCAGTATCGATCTCGATCAGAACGCTGCGGACCTTGGCGAGACAGCCCATCGCGCCCGCGATCACGCGATGCTCCAAGCCATCCACATCGATCTTGACCACATCGGGTTGAGGGATCACCTCCTTTTCGACCAGCATGTCCAAGCGTACCGCGCAGGAGCCTTGAACAAAGCTGGGGCGCATTTCGGTGCCTTTGTACGTCACCGCATCGCCGTAGGTGTGGCACGATCCACCAGCCGCGAAGTTGCTGAGGAATAGAGGCCCGAAGCTGTTTTCATCCGACAGTGCGAACGGGAACGCCATCACGTCGGTTCGATTGATCAGCGCGTTCTGGCACAGCAGGGCAAAATTCTGACTCTCAGGCTCGAATGCGAACACCCGCGCCCCTGCCGTTTTCGCGGCCCAGATCGAGTACATCCCGACGTTGGCGCCGACATCCACGAACACGTCGCCCGGATCGAGTTCAGCAAGCCATTCGATCGTATCGGGCTCCTTGGTGAACAGCGTCTGTACCCGCCATACGCAGGACTCGTTCGGCGTCGCATAGAGAATGCGCCCCGTCGCGTGCTCAACCTTGGAGACGATGATTTCCTGCTTCATAGCGGCGGCAATCCACGGCGACGTTTTTGGTAATTCTGCAAGCCTAAGCTTATTTTCGCTCGCGTCTCAGATGACCGTTTGCTCCCGCGATGGGCCGCCGCAATCTTCGCGATCGTTTCAGGTGCAAGCGGTCTTCCCATTTTAGCGATAGAAATCTTCCTTCTAGTTTCTTCGGATTTCGGCCTTCCAAGCGTAAGGAGTCGAATCCGCTCTAAATTTTCTGGGCTAGAAGCCCATTCAGACCTCACCATTAGACAGCACGTCCTTTATCCAACGATGCCGAGGAATATAGACGCGCCCTCTCGTCACATCGTTGATGTGCGACCTAAGACGATAAGAAAGCGTGCCGGTAGTCTTGCCGACGTATTTCAGTTCGTCGGTTCTCGGATCGAGAAGACCGTATATTTGAACGAGATCGCTCATGCCGCTGATTTATCCATCATTTCTGCTACAGCGGCGGCGGAACGCTTAAGTGTCAAGCGATCGTAGACAGCAGAAGCGTGGACCGAATTGCCCATAAGTTCCTTCCATGGGACGGACGAGAATGCTTTTACTGCTTCAACCCTCCACTCCTCGCCAAACTCGCTGTCCTGGGTCTCTGGGAACGCGGGAATGCCCTGAGTGAAATGAACGAGTTTGGCATCCGGACGGGGAGCATCATATCCGACCAGATGGTTCCACTCGGAAGGGAGTGCGCCAACCTGTTCGGGGTGGGCCCATTCCATTTTCAGAAGGCCACCGCCAGTTTTGACGTGTTCTGGCGTCAAGGTTTCGCATTTCTCGCAGTTAAACAGCATCACGCTGGCCCACTCGAAGGCCATGTCATTCTTGACGACCATGACACTGTATTTTTTGTCAACGAGAGCGAACAATTCCGCGATATCTGCTCTCAGCATGATATCGATATCGAGAAAAAGCGCCCAATCCTTATACCCCATCAGATGAGGGACCAGAAAGCGGCTGAAAGTGAACGGCGTCAGTCCAACACGGCGCAGAGGGAGCGTGGGCAGCACAAGCGGCGTGATGGAAACAGGCTTCGTCGCGCGCTCCAAGATCGAATGCGACAGCACATGGTACGAAACCGGTTGCCGATGGTCATATCCGATGAAAATGCGAAGCGTTTCAGTCATTTTGCTACCGCTGTGCATTGGAAAGTCGGACCGTAGTCGTGAAACTCGTGGAGCGTCCACCGATCCCAGATGCGCTCTAGCCACCACCGCGCCGGCTTAACGATCAGATGCGCATTGCGGCCATCCGCGAGTGTCTTCATGGCTGGATGCGTACCAATCACCAGAAAGATGCCCTTCTGGGTCAGGAAGTGCAGATCATCCAGCACAGCTTCAAGGCATTCCGGCTCGATATGCTCCAGCACGTCTCCGCAGACCACGACATCGGCAGGCGCAGGGCGATCGGTCTTTCCGTCTACCGCAGGATCATACTCGACGACCCGATAGGGCGCGCCGCAAGGGAAGGACGCCACCAATGTTCCCTTGCCAGCTCCATAATCAAGGATCGATTCAGCCCTCACGATATCGGCAAAGCTCAAAACGCCGGGTGCCCAGACCTTGCCGGAAGTGCCGAACGTTGGATTGCGACGGTGCAGCTCGCGGGTAAGCGCGATATATTCCTCGCTGATCAGCATGCCGCGTCCGCGTACTCGCGGCCCCAATGCTTCAGTTTCTCGGCGATCTCCTCAATCACGCCAGACCACTCGCCATCCTTGTGCTGGCGAAACAAGCGAGCACTTCCATACCACGGCAGCGTCGTTCCTTTAAGTTGGAACCGCCATGACGGCCTACTCGGGACAAGGACCCAGTTGGGAACGCCCAAAGCGCTAGCCAGATCGTGCGCCGTGGTTGTAACCGTAATCAGTAGATCGAGGCTGGAGACGAACGACGCCGTACGGTCGTAGTCGAAGCACTCGACCCAGCCGGGATAGTGCGCGATGTGAATGCCGGTCTTTTCCTCAAGCTCGCACACCTCGCGGGCGGCATTGTCGGTGTACTGGAGCGAGAACCACTCGGCATCAGGGCGCGAGCGTAGGATCGGTACCAGCGCATCGATCGGCAGACTGCGCAGATCGGTACGAGTGCGTTTCACGCCGCCCGTCCAGGACAGACCGATGCGCAAGCGATGACCGCCGCCATCAGCGAACGGCGCGGCCTTCAGATAGGCGCGACCATCGCCCCACTCTGCGTCCGTATTGCGGAAGAACCGCGGCAGATCGGCAACACAGATCGAGGCGTCCGCGCCGCAGTCGTCCAGCCAATCGACTTGGCTGATGTGCTTGCGCGTCCCATACACCTCAATTTCCGGGAAGGACCGCTGGAATAGCGCCGGGAGCCGCGGATGACAGTCGAAGATCACTTTCTTGGAGATTCGGATAATGTCCGGCAGGCAATTGGCGTTGAAAATCTCGTCGCCGATGCCCTGGTCGCCGTACACGATCACCGTCTTTCCCGGCGAACCATCCCAATCGGGCACATCGATGTAGCTGCGTTTTTTGCGGTCCCCGTTGGCATAGGTCGCCATCCAACCTTCCCAGCCCTCGCGCCACAGCCCCAGTTCAAGGCACGCCATGCCGCGCTGCGCCTTGGTCTGATAGTTATTCGGGTCGAGCGCGAGAGCCTTGTCGCACCATTCGAGAGCCGGGGTGGGATCGCCTTCATTGATGTGAAGGCTGGCAAGATTCGTCATGATCTTGCAGCGTTCTTTGGGCAGCGTCTCGCTCTTCAGCGCCGCCAGCCAAGCGATCTGGGCAAGATCATTCTGACGTTCGTGCTTGTGCGCGCCACCCAGATTTAACAACGCTTCCGGGAAAGGTTTGCCCTCTCTCGTTTCCCGAGAATCGATCGCCGCCGAGGTGATAACCGCACCGACCCCGTTCATGCCGCGCTCTATGAACAGACCGCCAAGCAGGAACAGGGCTTCGGTGTGGTAGAAATCGCCGTTGAGGATTTCCGCCAACTTGTCCATAGCCCCCGTGCCATCGCCTTTGACGATGAGCGCGCGGGCCTCTTCAATTGGGGAAAGCGACGCCAACGGCGATCTCCTTACGTCCCGTCAGTGCGGTAGACGAGGTTCCGCAGATTGATAATCAGGGACGTGGTGGCCGTGCCGCTCTCGACCTTGGCGCAGAGGATCGCGTAGCGATTCGGATCGAGGTCGGACACGGAGATCGTCGGCGGGAGGCCAAGCACGTTGCCGCGGTTGACCGTCGAGATCGCCCCGGATGCGATGAGGCACGACAGGTTCGCCCCGCCGCCGGCAGCGATGCCGCTGGCGAAGCCGAAGCTGACGCCCTGCGCCGTGCCGCCCGTGGTGTGGTCTTCCTCGATGCTCACGATCGTTGCCCCGTTCGGAACCTTCGCCAGGAAGATCACATCGCCGTTGCTCGATGCCGTCGAACCCATGTTGATCGAGCACGAAATCGAGTTGTTCCCGATCTGCACCGCCTTGGGCGTATTCAGGAAGAGGGTGCTGGTATAGGTTGCCATCGTCTGCTCTCCCTTAGTGCGATGCAGCGTAGCAGGAGGTAACGATGGTGGCGAAGTCGGTAGAGTTGAACACCGCCTTCTTCAGCCCCCAGATCATCCCCGCGCTCACGCCAAGTTCGTTTTCGTAGTCGAACAACTCCTCAACCCAGGTGAACCGCTCAGGCCCGTTGTCGCGACCATAGGCACACATCGCAGCCTGCGCGCCGGCCAGCACCGCTCGCCGGACGTTGGCAACCTGCGAAGTCGAGGTGTTCGTGTCCACACCCGGCGTCACGCGAACATCCGAGTGCAGCACGGTGCCGTTGTAGACGCCGAGACTACCGTCAAAGATCGGGTTGTCGGCGATCTCGCCGCCGGTCATCGCCGCCTTCTGGATGTCGAGGAACTGACCCGTGGTGGTCGAGGTCCGCATGTCGGTGACTTGGTACGGGTGCATGAAGTAGACCCAATACGGCTTGCCACCCACCATCACCGGGCGAATAGCCGGCGAAAGCGTCCGCGCCCGCTCAACCGCCTTGTCGATCAAGGTCAGCGTGAACGTCGAGGTCGTGGTGATCGAGGTATCGCCCGTCGAGCCGTCCGACCGCAGGATGTGGTTGCTGTCGGGAGCCGTCACGGCCTGCAACCCGGTGTAACGGCTATCCGCGCCACCGATGATCGCGCCATTCACACCTAACGTCGGGGAGAACGCGCAAATCTGGTTGAAGAAGCCGAGATCGATACGGTCAGTCCACCAATCGCGCAGGCCGCTAAGCGCCTCGTCCCGGATCGAGAACGGGATACGCTGCTGCGACATGCGGCCAGCCGAGCGAACCGCGTGGCGAAGCTGATTGATCACGATCGAATCGCTGTAAGTCGTCAGCGACTCTTCGTTGCCCTCCAAGGTGCCGTCGCCGATGACGCCAGCCCCGGAAAGCTGCATGCGCAGACCGTAGGTGATCTTGTCGCCCGGCCCCTTGCTGGTCTCGTCCTTGACCTGGATCAAAGACGCCGAAGTCGCGCCCATGAACTTGCTGGCCCAGGTATTTTTGAGTACCTCAACTGCAAGTCGTTTCGACCACAACTTGACCGCGAGTGCGTCATTTGTGCCATAACTTGTGGTTGCCATCTGTATCTCCTAATTCGCCGTGGAGTTGCGCCGGTTTTGCCGGCGCTTAGTTCTCTCCACTATCGCTAGGAGCGGGCGTAACCGCAGTATCGTCTACGGTGACGGCAGCGAACTACGAGGCCGAATGGCGCTTCGGCAGGCGAAAGCCCAAAGTGGCTGGCTAAGCCGTATTCAACTAGCCCCGAGCTAGCCTTCCCTGCGCATTTACCACATCTATGATAAGCGCGCAATCACGCGCCAAGCAAAGCGCGACCTTCCTCCGTCTCCATCATTTTGGAAAATTCGGAGTCGGGCATTTCGAGCAAACGTTGCGCGGTCATCGGCGCAGGACCGGAACCGCGCGCTCCACTGAGGCCGCGAGCCTGCTGCTGCCCGGCAGCGACCTGAGCCAAACGGTCGCCCGGAGTTTGCTGCTGCGTACCATTCCCGGCTCCATTGCCATTGGGAGTCGGCAGCGTGTAGCCACGGCCCTTCGCTACCTGATAGACAAGCGCGGCAGGATCACGTCCGTTCTGCATCGCCATCGCGGCCATGCCGAGCGCTTCCTGAGTAATCAGAGCCTGTCGCTGCACCGGATCGGTCCAGCCTTGCGCCTCAAGCTCGTTGTCCCGCTGCTTGCGCAGGAACGTCACGGCCTGATCGTAATCGGGATTGTCTGCCCGGAACGCATGCTCGCGGACCATCGCGTGTTGCTGAAGCATCTGGATTTGCGCTGCCTGCTGCTGTTGCTGCTGGGTCAGTTGCCCCTGATTTTGCAGATTGGCGAGCTGCTGGCGAACCTGCTCGATCGAACCCGTGATGTGTCCAACCGGATCAGTATTCAGGTCGGGAATCTGCGGCGTCTGATCCTGTGCAGGCTGCTGCTGCGGGCCAAGACGCTGAAGGATGATGTTGGTGCGCTCTTCCAGCACTTGCCGAGCGCGGCGCTCTTCGGCAACCGTCGCCTCAAGAGCCTTCCGGCGCTCGCGCTCTTCATGGAGCGCGCCAAGCGGAACCATACGGTTCGGCTTTTGCCCGGCAGGCGCATCAGGATCGTCTGCGGGAGCGTCATCGGCAGCAATCGTCGTATCTGCTTGCGGTGCTGGCGCAGGCGTATCATCAGGCGCGGCATCCTCCGCCCGCATCTGATCCATCAGAGCCTGATCTTCGGTAGACAGATCGCTCTGCACGCCGTCCGTCGCTGCCCGTGCCGTCCTAGCCATAATATCCCCGTTCAGTCGTTACGAATTGCCCTAAGCCGCGGCCTGCTGAGGTTGGTTCTGCCCGTTCACGATCCTGTCAAGCATATCCAGCACGGCGAGCATGTCGTTCGTCTGCGTGCTGGCGTGATCGATGCCGACGCGAGCCAGATTGGCAAGCGCCCCAGCCCGTAGCGACTCGATCTGCGCCCGTGCCTTCTCGCCATCGATCGCCTGACTATGGGCCTGCTGCTGAGCCTGCATCTGCGCGCGCTGCAACTCGGTCTGCATCGACTGCTGCTGCACCTGATTGTCGAAGTTCTGCGCCTGAATCTCCGCCGCGTGCTGCTGCGCGCTGTTCTGCGTCTGCGCGTCGAGATTGCGTGCCCGCGCCGCCTCCGACTGCGCTCGCGCCATATCGAGTTGCGCCCTGGCCTGCAATGCCGGATTGCCCTGACCGCCGGGCGGCTGCGACTGCATGATCTGGCTGATCGTCTCGGTCAACGTCGTCGGTAGCGGCGAGTATTTCAGGAACTCGACGTAAATCTGCGGCGGAATCTGGATGCGCGTTAGCATCGGCATCATCTGGACAAGAACCGCCCAGGTCTTCTCCTTCAGGTTCGGCGAAGTCGGCGTATCGTCAACCACCACGTCGTATTCGACCACGCCCGGCTGATGGAGCAGCGGGATGTACTGCGCCTGATCCTGCCCCTCGATCTTGATGAGGCGACCGTCGCTGAGGAAATTGACGATATACCAGAGCATCAAGCGGCCCTGCTCCTTGCGGTAGCGCCGCAGGGAGTCGAAAAGACCTGCCAGCACCGTCATGCCGGCCTGCTTGCGCATGTGCTCAAGGATGCCCGGCTGCTCCTTCTCCACCATGCCGAGAAGTTCAAGGTTGATGCCCGTGCAGTCCCGCAGCGACTGAATGGCGAACTGAAGTAGGTCCGGGAGCGTCTGCGGCACCTGATTCTGCGGGCGCGGCATGATCTTGCCGCCTGAAATCGCCCCCGGCTGCGCCCAGACGATGGCGCTCGGATCGGCCCAGTTGTCCTCCGCATCATCCGCGTCCTCGAAAGCCGTGCGCTCGGCGATGATGCCGCCTTTTGCGCCGCTGTTGAGGATATGCAGCGATTGCGACAGCCACTTGTTCGCCCATTTCTGCGGGTCGATCATCGCCCGGACGATGCCGTACCACGTTCCCTTATTGCGGTCGCGATCTCCCGTGATGAATTTCCAGGTGAAGCCACCTTTGGCTGGCCCTTCCCACTGATCGAGCACCTTCTTGCCAAGAAGGGCACGCCAGTATTTGCGGGTACGCTGCGGCACGGCCTGCGGCGGCTGACGCCCCATCGCCTGAAGCCGCTCGATCAGCAGTCGGTACGTCGCATCGTTCAGCGAGGTCTCATCGCCCGTGAACGGATCAATCAGCCGCCATGTCTTCTCGTATTCCCACCACTGGACCTCGACGACGCGGAACAGAATGGCGGTCTTATCCACGCGCCCGGATTGATCGTTGCGGTAGAACGGAGCCTGCTGGGCATTGTGCGGGTCTGAGGTCAGCGAGGCCGTGTCTTCGGCCCATCCGGCATGCACCTCGTCCAATGCGATGCCGGGGAACATCTCCTCGACTTCACTGAGCGGCAAATCCTTGACCCGGAAGGCAAAGCGCGAGTCGCCGTAGTTCTTCCTGGTCGATTGCGGGTCAAGGTAGAACTCCAGCGGATCGGCACGGACGATGTTCAGTGCGCCATCCGGGTCTTCATCGTATTTGAGGATCGTGTCAGTTACGCCGACGCCGCAGACGGCGCAGTCGGCGAACGCCTGCGACTCCTCGTCCTCGGCGTCGCACTCGTCACGTATCCACTTCGCCGCGCCGGTCAGGACATCGTTGACCGCGGCATTCCCGAGCTGCCTCGGGATGAACCGCACTTCCTGGCGGTTCGCGACTTCCAGCCCGGTCACGATCTTGACCATCGGCTGCACGCGGTTGAACGTGATGATGGGGCGCAACTGCTCCCTCAGCGCCGCCGTGTCCTCCGCATTCCACTGCGTGCCCGCCACGAAGTCGAAACACTCGCGCGCCTCGATCCGCCATGTATGGCTGTGATCCCGAGCCTGACGATACCATTGCTGTAGGCGTTCAAATACGTCGTCAGCGGTGGCCGGCCCAGCCTGCCCAACGGGAGGAAGAATCCGATAATCGGTATCAGCCGGAAGTTGGTTGGCATCCGACATCTCAGGCTACGGCTTCCTCCACTGCACGCTCGATCTGTAGGGCAAGCAGGCCATTTCCGCTCTGCCGCAGGATGCTCGCCGCATCGTTCGCCACGTCAGCCGGGATCAGCCAGCCTTCCCAAAGCAACCGCCCGTCGCCGCGGTCGCGGAATTTGTAGCAGGCGGCAAAATCATAGCCTGCGGCAGCGAACGCCTGACGCTTGCGGCCATCTTCGACGCGCTCCGCCGTCAAAGGAACGTCAAAACGATCCGATGTCGCCTCTAGCGTCTCGTCTGCGCCGACTTCGATGAACCCGATCTCAGCCATAGCGTTCCCACAAGCCTCGCGAGCCGGTTCCTAGAAGCGTTCTAGGTTCCATATTCGGCGGACAGCCCTCCAGCCACCAATCCTTCTTCGCCGCCTTATACTGTTCGGCGATCTGGTCGATCTCGTCAAGCAGGTGGGCATGCTCGAACGATGCAGGCAGGTCGAAACGGCTCTGCACGTTGCATCCGTTCCCCACAGTCGGAGAAACGATGGCTCCGACCTTGACCACCATGAACTTACGGCGTGGGTGAACCTGGATATCGTAAATCTTCACGCCCGGCTCTGCGTCAAGGCGCTTCAGGATGGCGTTTTTGATCAGAGGCTCGTCGTCGTAGGTCAGCATCAGGCACGCTTTTCAAGATCGATGATCGTAGGGATTCTGGCTGAACAAACTGGACCGTAAACACTGTTCCCACCGCATTTGAGAGCCAATTCGATAGCTTCGACTGCACTTTTCCCAGCAGCCATCGCGCCCATGACAAATTCCCAATGCGAACCGATGGCCGCAAAGGGTTCAGTGATCGGATACCGCCGAAATTTCCAGTCCCAACGCCACACGCGGCACTGAGGGTCGAGTTCTAGCGCATCGAAATCCTCGTCCTTTTCTACCGGAGGCTTCTGCTCCTGATTGAAACCGGCATCCATCCATTCCTGGACGGCATTGATCGTGGCGTAATCGCCAGCAGCACCGATGATTGCGCCAGAGCGGAGATGCTGAAGCTTTTCCACCGGCTTGAAGCAGAAGCCGCCCCACCACGAGCCGGAATCGGCTGCAATCACTCCATCTTTGCAGGCAATGACCGTCATCAGGTGCCGAAGCCTCGTTCTTCCAGAGGAATTTCCGCGCTCATGCCCTCGGCATATGCCGCTTTCATCAGCAAGGGAATCTTGTTGAAGATCGTCGCGTTGCCCTCCAGCCCTTCGATATGCCCACTGGCATAAATGACGATCTCCTTGCCGTTCGGCTTGTTGTCGTCGCCGTACCATGTGATGCGGAAAGCTTCGCGCGTGTAGTCCATCAGAGCATCTGCCCCCGCGAACCGCGCTGCTGGCGCCGCTGGCGAGGAACGCGCGTCGGCTGAGTGACCGGAAAGGGCTGAAGCGGCTGATCCGGCACCTTGGGAGGAGGCGTAGGCTCAACAGGAACCGCTGCCTGATATGCCTCGATCACCTTATCCATCAGATCGTCAAATGAAACTGCGTTGAACCGCTGCGACTTGAAGCGCCAGCCGTGGCCGGCCTCCATCTCGACCGTCCAGCGTTCTGCGCCAGTCTGCTCGATTTCGATGCGGCAAAGGCCCATCAGCCGTTTCCTCGCGACGCATCTCGGATGGCACGCATTACCCGTTCGTTCTCGGCATCGGAAATCATGCGCTTGCCATCCTCATCGATGTTCCCCGGCATCGGTGGTCCATAAGACCACTCCTCGCGCTTGAAAACCAAATCGGGGAAGCGGTCGCGCTGGTCGAGATCGGCACATATCGCCGGCTCGACCTCAATGCGAACCCACTCTCCATCGATCTCGACGGTACATCCATCATATAAGCCGCGAATACGCGCCTCATGGTCGCTGAAGACGACACGTCCGGTGCGGCGGTATTCTTCGTCGATGCGGCGCTTGAAAACATCGGCATTGATCTGCTCAATGAGTTTGGCCTGACTCTCCGTCACAATTGGCGTACAGGTTTCCCCGCCAAACGGTGCTGCCGAAACCATCCTACTTCCCCGTCCAAGAACGCGACTTGCCGGTGCGCTGCTTCGAGTTGTTGCCGGCGCGGTGGACGACGGAACGGCGCAGCAGCTTCGTGCCCGTATCCGCCTTGTTGAAGTCGATGGCCACTGTGACGGGGATACCCACCTTCTTCGCAAAGGCGGGATTATGAGCCGCCGCAGCCATGGTCCTTGCCTGCTTCATCGTCGAACTCGGCATCACGAAACTCCCAAAGCAGCCAGCGCCGCCACGATATCCGTCTTCTGCGCGTTCAGCCCATCGATCACGCCTTGCAGCCGCGACGCCTGCGCGCTCGCTGAGTCCAGCATCTCCTGATTGTTCGCGATCTCGCTGTTCAGGTCAGCAAGCGCGCCTTGAAGGACGGAGACGGACTGGGTGAAGGATGCTGCCATCAGAGAATGCCACGGCGACGGAACATTGCTGCGTCATGCTCCAGTTGCGCGCTCTTATCCCGATAGCTGAATTTCTCCAATCGCTGCCGAGTCCAATGCTCGATCTGAGAATATGTAAGCCACCACGCCCAAGCCGCCCGCATGTCCACGCTGTCCTGCTGATCCCGGTTGAGACCAGCCAAGCCGCGCCGCAACGTCCACGGCGCATTCAGGACGCGGGAGATTTCAGGCGTCATCAGCAGCCCTTGAACTCTGCAGTGCCGCCGGACACGACGGTCACGGCATCCGCAGCACTACTCGTCCCGCCAGAGGACGAGACCGCCGACGAACCAGAGGTCACGACCGGAGGCGGTACGGGACGCGGAATCGCGGGCGCGACCGGCGCGACCACATACGGCTTCCCGGCCTTGTGCGCCGTCAACTCAGCCTTCAGTGCCGTCGCCTTGGCCGTGTCCTTCTTCTCTTCAGCCGCAGCGATGGCGGCCTTCAGGGCCGCGTGCTTGATCTGCCGCTCTTCGCGGGGGAGAATGATCGCTGGCATCACTTCTGTCCTTTCGATAAGTCCACAATCATCGCCTTCGAGTCCCAGCCAAATGTCGCTTTGGGAGGGCGGGGCGGTGGAAGAGGAGGAGGAGGAGGCGGGGGCGAGAGGGAGAACGAACTTGGGCTTATGATCCCTAGAACGATAATCCAGACGATTACCGCGCACAGCAGCCCGATCATTCCCCACATGAAGATCGTGAACCAGATGGGTATCTCGCAACCGCCTTGCTCAGCGCAAGCATCGGCAATCGCAGCCAGTCCGGCACCGATATTGCCGCTGTTTCCCATCGTGTAGCCGAGAAGGAAGCCCAAGCTATTTGTTCCTCAGCTTGTTGAGAATCGCGCCCGCCACGCGCTTGCCCGCAGCGGCTGAACCGTACTTGCGTCCCGCTGACTTCGCGATCGAGGCGAACTGCTTGCCGGGTTTGCCGAGGTCTTTCCCGGCAGCGCCGGCCTTCGCCGAGTACGTCCTAGTCCGCGCCATCGCCCGTTTCCTTCTGTTCATCAGCAAGGAATGCGTAGAAGTCGTTCGCATACTTGAGCGCCGCTCCTCCGCTGCCGTTTGACGCTTTGACCGCAAGATCAAGCGCCGAGAGCCGCATCATTCGCTCTTGCTCCGTCATTTCAGCTAATCTATTCGGCGCGGCCATCAGCCACTCCTCGCAATGTCTCGGGTTGCGGAAAGATAATCGGGTTCTGAGCGCGGCGGGATGCGATTGAAGACATGCGCCGGGCGGTCGCCCTTGCCGGCGACCCAGATTCCTTCCGGCCATTGCGTGCCATCGAAGAACCGCTCAGCCTCTTCGCGCTCTGCTTCCCATGCCTTATTGGCGGCAATCGCGCGCTCGTTATAGCCGCGGAACAGTTCGGCCAACTTCTCCTCGGTCAGCCGAGTCCCCGTAGGAATCTTTCCGATCTCGATCATGCCTTCGCCTCGAACAGCGTCCCACCGTACCCGCACGGTCCAGTCAGCCGCGCCTCCTGACGTTAGGGTAGCGCACATCGGCGCTTCCCGCCAAGAAGTTCGGGACATCTTCCGCGCTGCGTACATGATGGCACTCGCCCAGATACGAGGTCAGCAGGTTGCACCACTTGCAGTCCTGGCACGCGACGATCTCAGCCATCACGCCTCGGACTCAGTAGCGGGTTCTTTTTTCGCCGTTGGTCGGATGTGATCTTATCCTCATGGATTACAAAACCACGCAGCATCACTACACGTCCAAACCCTCCCGGAAGCTCCGCGCCATGCGGCAGACCAGTGATCGGATCGCGCCAGTTGCGCTCGATCTCCCGCCAGTCCTCTTCCGTCATGCGGCCAGCCACGTCCGGTCCCCCCTCCGCCTGCGACGCCTGCGGCTACCCTCGCCGCCATAGCGGCTATTCTCATTGTGCCGGATATAAGGGCGAGCCATAACGGCGTACCTCAGCTCATCGACCGCGTGGTCCTCGCCCGAACTTAGAACATCTTCGGGTCTGCGCTCGTCATGCTGCACCGCCGGCAGCGTCCTGATCATAGCGTCGCACGTATCGAAGAAATACAGCATCGGCTCCTCTTCCCCCAAGAGCCGATCCCGCACCTGATCCCACCCCGCGATCCGCGAATTGTCCGCCTCGATGAAATCCACCCCGCACACCGCCATCCGCTCCGCAATGCTCGGCCCCCCATCCCACTTCCAGCACGCCGGGTCCGCCACCCGAAACGAAATCGACTGCTTCCCCTCCCGCGACTTGATCCCCTCCGCAACCTGCTCCGCCGTCAGCTTCAGCCCAACGTTCGGCGCACTCGCCCCATACCACTCCTGATACCGGATCAGCGCCCCCGCCGGGAACCACTTCCCATCCTTCAGCCGCGTCCCGTCGCTCACCGCATACAGCCCATAACTGAACGGGCGCGCACTCCCCCAATCAAAACTTCCGAACCGCATCCACCACCCCGGGATCGCAAACGGCTCTATCACATGCCGCTTCCGGTCAAACGCCTCGAAAAATGCCCCCGCCACAACATCCCAATCCCCGTCCTCCATCGCGCGCACGAGAGCCTCGTTGCCCAATCCTCGGAGCTTCGCCCGATACGACGGATCATCCTCCTGCATGCTCGGATTGTCCTCAAGCTTGGCCGGGATGAACTGCCGCACCATCCCGCCTTCACCATCCGACATCGGACGCAACTCCATCGGCCTAACATTGTCGATGAACGTCGCCTTGACCCAGAGGTGGCCGATATTCCCCGGATTGCTCGCGCACAATATCCGCGGAAACTTGCCACGGTACTGCTCAGGCACCGTGATCCCAACCATCCGCGTCCGACCCCGCAGGAACCGGTACACAACCTCCGAGAAGTGCGTCAGCTCGTCGATCAGCAGCACATGTATCTCCGCCCCCTGGTACTTGTACCGATCCCCATCATCCTTACAGTGGCACAGATATATCCGGCTCCCGTTCCAGAACCGTATCTCTTCCTCAACAATCTTGATAAACCCAGCCTGCTCCCATCCCGCCAGCAGCGCCCGAAAACCCTTCGGTCCCTCCATGTGGTTCTTAATCAAATCCGGGAAAAGACGCCGAAACACATAGACCTGAAGGCCTGCAATCTGCGTACACCACAGTATAGCCGCAGCCCGCATAAGAAAAGACTTCCCACCCCCAGCCGCGCCGCCATATAAAATCTCAGTCGCGTCCGACAATAACGCCGCACCCTGCCGAGGATGCAGGTTCAACGGGATGTTGACTACTTGCTGTGTACTCACGGAATGGACGCAAATACTTGGGAATGGTGGAAATTATAAAATTTCGCTATTTTTTCAGAGGGAAAGCGGAACGTCCCTAGCCATCCCTTTGAAACAGGCCGCCCGTCAAGGAGGGCACCGGGGGGTCCGATTTGGCTCGGGATCGAGCCGCCGCGCATAAGATCGGTCTTTAATTGCAATGGCTTAGCCGAGGCGAACCCTCCTGGCATGGCTAGGCCCATCGTGCCGCACCGCGCTCGCTGGCTGCAGCTCTATGCCAGAGCCTGCACCAATCAACGCGGCGAACCATGCCATCTACCAGCGCGCAGGCAGACGGCGCACGGAAGTGATCGCACTGGCCGCAGTGATGCGGACCTTGTGCCGGGTGCTCGAACGCGACGGAGGCTTTGGTGCTCTTGTCAGCCATTACCGCACCGCAGCAAATCAGACGCTAGGATTTGCGCCGACCTACCATATGTTGATTGTGCGTTGCGGCATACTGCGGAAATTGGCCTAAGCCATTGATATTGCTTGCGCGCTAATGTCGCAGAACGGTGATTATGGAAAATGTCTGCGCTATTCGCCATTGTGCAACGCGGCATTAGACCGACGCCTTGCGAGACCGCTTGCGTTTGCCTTCGAGCTGCTTCGGTGCCTGTTCGATCACCAATGGCTCAGCCTTTGCCGCGCCGATCACGACGCTAACCGCCGGCATCAGCGGCACGCCGTCCTTGCCGCTCACCTCGTATTCCTGGCGGTCGCGGTAGTCCTCTCGCGAGTGGTTCTTCAGAGCAAACATGGTCATCGTAGCGGCCCCGCCGGACCCGCCTTCATCGACGACGCGCTGGGCTCTTTCCTCCCATCGCATAGCGCAAGCAGCCTTGGCTCGCGATGCCGCTACGGAAAACTCCGGGTACGTGTCCATCCATTCTGAGATGGTGTCCCGTGCTACTCCGATCTTTCCGGCGAACCCTGTCAGGCTGAAGCCTTGTCGGCAGAAGGCGACAACCTCGTCGCAATATTCCGGTCTGTAGAGGCTTGGTCTGCCGGGAGGGCGGCGCACGGCGACATCGGACATGGATTTGCTAATGGCGCGATTTGGGTCGGTTGTCAAGCCGTGGCTTGTAGGCGGGCCAATCAGAGAAATATTCCTTACCGAACTTCGGCGATAGGATCGAGCGAGGGGCCGCTTCGGCGGCCTTTTGCTGGGCGCTATAGTGGCGTTATATACAAGCGGGAATAGTGGCGAGTGGCGCATAGTGGCGCATGTTTCTATATTCGCGTAGCGCACACACATATAGGGAAAAATGCGGAAAACAGCGCCACTATGCGCCACTGTCAGGCTAAGTGATTGATTTGCATCAGGTGCGAGTGGCGCATGGGCCACTGATGCGCCACTATTCCGGTCCCGTATGGGCGAACTCAGGCTTGATTGCGACGCCCTTGCGATACCGTTTTCCGGCCGTTCCCTTGTATGCGGTGATGTCCTTTTCGTCCAATTTCTCGCCGAAGGTTTTGCCCGTAACCGCTGTCTCGCCATTATCCGCGCACCATTGCTTGTAGGCTGTGAACAGCTCACCGAAGGGCGCGGTATAGTTGGCGTGGAGGTCGCAGCGATCGGCGAGAAATCCGATGAGCAAATCCTGCGCTTCGCGATATGCGTTGGTTGCGGCTTGAACGGCCTCTGGCATCATCAGACCGATCTCTTGCCACTCGATACAGCCGCGCACGATTGACGCAAGGATGCCGGGTTGTTCGGTTACGAGCGTTTCTTTGAGGCGATCATCTTTGACTGGATCGCCTAACTCGGCTTTCTCCGGGTCCAGGAATGTCACCGCGAACGGCAGAAGGCGGATGCGGCGCCAAATGCCGTTGTCGGTACCGCGAATGCGGGGCTTGTGATTGGTGGCAAGCCATAACTTGAACTTGGGCAGAAACTCGAAAAACTCATGATGCAGGTAGCGAGCCGCCATGCGATCTCCGCCCGTCGCCTGCTTAACCAGCCCTTCGGCGAGGCGCCGTTCCTGGTCGGTCTCGACGACAGATACGAGGCGGGCGCCAGCTAGGCGGGCGATATCGTTGGACATGCCCCCGCCTTTGTCCTTCATCGCAAAGGTCTCGGACGGGCACTGGCGGGTGTAGTCGGCAAGGATCGAGGCCACGGTTTCGAGCAGGACCGATTTTCCGTTTGATCCGCATCCGTGAAGGATGAAAATCACATGTTCGCGCGTGATGCCGGTCAGCGAATATCCGAGTGCGCGCTGGGTAAAGCGCACGAGATCATCGTCGCCGGCAAAAATCTCTGACATGAAACGATCCCAGGTGGGGCAGAGCGCGTCCGGTTCGTAGGGAACAGGGGACAACTTGGTTATCAGATCGGCTTGACGATGCGAGCGAATCGAGCCGGTTCTCAGATCGATCGTGCCGTTGGCGCAATTGAACAGCCACGGGTCGGTATCAAGATCGTCGGAGGTGATGGCGAGGTGCGGTGCAGCCTGCTCCATCATCCCCTTGAGGCGCGTCGAGTAACCTGACGATATCGCCCATTTGGCGCGGTTCTCAGCAGCCTTCTTGTCGGCCAGCGATGCTATCTCGGCAAAGATCGCTTTGGCTGTCTGTTGAGCAAACCGCTTGACCGCAACATCGCCGCTATCGATCGCCCATCGCTTGCCGTCCCACACATGCCAGCCGACGTTGACGACATATACCAGCAGGTGCCCGAAGCGATCGATGAGCCGCTTCGCATTGCCGATGTCGTTCTGTTCGTAGGCGCAGAGCTGCGCGTCTAAATCCTGGCCGTTGCGGTGCTGCTGGTATCTGACCGCCGAAGGGTCGGTTACGGACTTTGGCGAAGATCGAGGGGCAATGCCGATCATGTCTCGATCCCCCAGTCAGGCACGCTGCAATGGGGATGACTATCCCGATATGCGCAGAGGGCTTTATCGCGGTCGCTGAGCGGAATGTTTTCTCGTCGATAGATCGGCGGTCTAGCTGCTAGCGTCGCCGCATCCGATTTGACAAATGCACCGCTCGCCCAGCCATACATCGGGCAAGCGTATCGCGCCAACCACGCCGGGTCACGGTACATCTGCCGGATAACCTCGCCGATCGATCGCCAATTAGACGTATGCAGATCGAGCAACTGAACGTCGGTTAGCTCAGGGACGCGAGGAGCCGTGCGCTTGTGCGACGATGCCGGGATAGGTCCGCCGAGGAATGCAGTAGCCTCTTTCCAGGTCATCTTGCGCATGATGCGCAGCCAGTCGATGGAGTCGCCCGTGACTTTGCAGCTATGGCAGAAGTAACGCCATTTAGGCCCGGTATCCCAGACGTGAAAGCTGGGCGTCTTCTCTCCGTGGAACGGGCACTTTCCAGCGTAGCGCGAGCCGCCGATGCGGCGCATTTGCACGCCGTCCTGGCGGATTAGGTCCACGAGATTAGGCGTCACGCGCGCTCCCCCCAAATGGAAATCCTGGGCGCGGGGCTCGAAACCCTGACGTGACCGGGAGGGGTCGATCGGAAGCGGGACAATTTGGGCAGCTACCCCCAAACGCGATCCCCGCGCCCATTCACTCAATCATGCGCTTCAGCCTGCCGTGCGTCAACCGCCGGCGTGTGATCTGGGTCACAGATAAAATCGCCGCCGCCTCGCATTTTCCTGTTGACGGCGGGATTGCGCGGGATTACGGTACGACATCAACAGGAGATCACAGATGACCGACCTCACCGCCAAACAGACCGCCGCCCTCGAAGCCATTTACAGCGCGGCTCCTCGACTGGCAGATCGGCCCTACGAGATGGTGCGGTCGCTGGAAGAGAACGGGTTCATCAGCGTGCGGCTCGGCGATGTGGGCGAAGACTGGACGAAGCCCGCAGAGCGCCGCGCCCTCCGCAAGGCATTCACCATTGCCGAGAAATCCGGCTTCAAGGTGTTCCACACCGACAAGGGCGTTGGGCTGGAGTTTTAGGAACTGCCGTTAATCTCGCCTAGAGGAGATTCAGACCATGACCGCGACAGCCTTTACCTTGAATGAGCATCGGCATCTGATGGGCCTGGAACACAAGTACGTCATGCGCGCGTCTACCTCGCGCGTTGTTGGCGGCGAAGTGGATACCCTGCTGGGTCTGACGAAGCGCGGCCTTGTTGAGGCTCTCCCCGACCCCAAGTTTCCCGGCACGGTGGATATTTTCATCACGAGCGCGGGCCGCGAGGCACTGGCAGGCGATATCATTTATCGCGAAAGCGATAGCCTTTAATCATAGTTAAGGGAGAGGAAAATGATCGAGCCTGATGCGCGTCCGCAAAGGTGCACACCCGTCGCCCAATGGAAGCCAACCTGCGCATGGCGGATGCAGAGCGGCGTCCGCACCGAGGAGGTTCCCGGTTGGCTTATGGGCGATGACAAATTCCGCGCTGGCCATTGGGATGAGATCGGAGCGAAGGTCGCCTGATGCCTGCGAAATTCATCCCATACACCGGCCCCACTGCGCCGGAATACAGCTATCAGGTCGCAGTGCGCTTCACCCTGGATGCCGTGAAGCGTATGGACCATTGGCGCAGCTTGCAGGACGACTTTACGACGCGCGCCGAGCTTGTGCGCCAAGCGGTCGATGAGTTCCTCGCGCGCCAGAAGGTCCAGATTCCTCACGAAGGAAAAGTTTCGTAAGGCATCACTTTCCTGTTGACGCCGCATCCCGTTGGGATATGATGGCCCATCAGCAAGGAGACACGAGATGACCGATCACTTGGACGCGCTCAACACCCGACTCGCACATGAACGGGATCGATTGGCGAACGCCAAGACGGCACGCGAGCGCGCCCTGCGGTCGGTCTGGGTTGCTGGCAACGAACGCGAGATCGCTAGCGAACGCAAGTTCCTCGGCCTCGCTGAAATCGATGCGATGAGCGACGACGAATTGCTTGCAGAGCTCAGAGGATAGAGCGATGTGCGATTGTGTTCACCGCATAAACGCCGGTCTCGCCAAGAGCGAGTTCCCGAATACGATGGTCGAATATCCTCTGTTCGGTGAGCCGGTCACATTCGTCCTGACGTGCAAGCGCGAGGAAAAGGTCCGACAGAAGCCCAAACGTGTGTTTGCAACCTACTGTCCGTTCTGCGGCGTAAAATATTCCAAACCGGAAGCTATGCCCTTTAATCCGTCTTAAGGGAGATTTGAAATGTCGCTGATCGCCGCAAATCAGACTGTTTCCCGAGGCGTCTACGGCATGGCAATCCGTAACGGGACCACGGCGACAGATGAATTTCTGGTCGCGCAGACAGAGCGGATTGCAACTCCGATTCGATCACCGCCCGCATGTCACCAAGTCGCCGCGCGAAATGGCCGCGCGCATAGTGAGGGCATGACATGCCGGAAATAGAGGCCGTACAGCATACGATGGCTGAGGTCATCGCCGAGATCGAGACCCTGATAGGTGACGCGAAGGTAGAGCTTCGCGAAGCGTTGGCAGACGATCAGAACAGCTATGGATCGGGATACGAGGCCGGGTTCCTAGACGCTTGCCGACAAATCTACAATTTCATCTTTGACGCCGAGGTGGCGCCATGACGAAATCCGCCGCAGATAAAATTGCCGCAGAACTGGCCACTGAACGCCTACGGCAAATCAGAGACGAAGGATGGTCCGCTGACCATGATGACGAACATGGCCGAGGCGTGCTTCCCAAAGCGGCAATGAGCTATTGTCAGTCAGCCTCGGTCGGCCTGATAGATACGAGTATTTTAGCAGGCAAGCCCCCCACCTATTGGCCGTGGGACGCGAAGTGGTGGAAACCAAAGACGGCGCGGCGTGACTTGGTTCGCGCTGGCGCGCTCATTATCGCCGAGATTGAGCGGCTAGATCGGGAAACCCCTTAAGGCAGATTAAAGGAGTTTTGAAATGCCGTTCGACGGAACTAATCTTGACGAAACGACCAAAACGTTGATCGAGGCTCGTCGCATCCTAATCGATTATGGTTGGTGCGTTGGGAATCTAGTGCAGAACGATGGGCGCCATTGCGCAATGGGAGCCATCAATGCCGCGATGGGTCATCATGTAAACGCGGCAGGCCCTGCCTATGGTAGCGAGGCGGAGAAACGCCTTTTGAAGGTGCTCCCCCAAAAATGGCTCGGTCAGTGCATTCCATCCTTCAACAACGCTCAGGATACGGTAGAGCCTGTGATTGCGCTATTTGACCGCGCCATCGCAAACAGCCCTTAAGCAGATTTAACGGCGATTCGATGGCCCTCAAATTCTGGCAGATCGTCAGCACGCTGTCACGGCCTCTGGCCTATCGTGGATGGTCTGCCCTCTATTGGTACGCGATCGGCCAGCGGAATGCCCGAGGCGATTTCGGGTTTCCCTGTTAGGTCTTGTTAACGGAGAGAGACGTGACGAGAGATGAACTCAAAACATTGCGCGCCAGGACCGCTGATAGGCCGGTGCAGGAGTTGCTGGACGTGTTCGATGCGGCGGTCTCGTGGGTCAACGATTGGGATGACACCAAACCAGGGCAGCATACGATCGAGCGGCAGCTCTTCGATCTCGTCAAAAGCACGCAGCCTTAACGGAGGATCGAACGATGCAGATGTACCACCAAGGACGCTGGTTCTGGGTCGAGCGTTTCACCGGTCGAGGCTGGTCGTTCTGGTCGTGGTGATCGCCTTTATCTGACATTAAAGGAGGAATGAAATGTGTGTGATGTCCGTGATCGGCGACCATTATGGACGCAAATGGGACCGAGATTTTGATGTCTATAAGCGGCGCCCATTCGTGCTGACGCCAATCCCCATGCCGGCGCCATTCCCAGCGATTACTCGCGAGGAGTTTGACGCCTTGAGGCAAGAGGTTTTGGAGATGAAGCGCCTTCTTCAGAACGCGAAGGAGATCGATGAAACGACGGGTCAGGCCCCGTGCGATGACGCTGAGAAGATGGCGCTGCTGCGGAAGATCGCTGAGGCTGTCGGCATCAGTATGTATGGACGATGTGCTCGGTCAGAAGACCCTATAAATACCGTTAAAGGAGATCGCCCGTGATCAAGTGTTTCTTTGTTGAGGCTGACAGCAAAGGAAATTTCCTTCGGAACATGGACGGTTGGAAGCCTATCAGCGAGTTGCCGCCCGGCGGTATGTATTTCGCCGACTGGTATGCCCGCAAAGGCCCAGATGGGCACCATCTGATCGTCAAAACGCCGGGCGGCCTGTGGCACGTTGACGGGCGCGCCGCGAATTGCACGCGCCCCGAGGATGACACGCATCGTTGCTGGGTACGCCACGGCGTTCCGCCCGATGTGACGGTTGACAAAAACGGCGACACCTGCGGCTGCGGCTGCTCCATTAGGCAGGGGCCGGGATATTCGGCCTTTCACGGTTTCCTACGCAATGGAGTGCTGGAGCCGTGTTGATCGCTGTTAATTGTTTTAGAGGAGATCGAAACGATGGCAGATACGACCGCATGGTTAGTCGAGCGGGCGGACCCCGATCATCCCGGGTGCGTTTTACCCAACCATTTTCTAGGCTATCGAGGAAACTACCCCGCCGGACCTAATCCCGCAGGGTACTTCGTGTGGGTAGAGCAAGCCGGCTATGCGCTGCGGTTCTCGCGCAAAGAGGACGCGGAAAAGTTCATCATCGCGTTCGAGAATATGAACGAACAGCGCGTGCATTCACTAACCCTACCGGGTCTAAGAACGGGAGAACGGCGCGCCATTGCTGTAGAGCATCGGTGGAGCTATTAGCTATTAATTGTTTTTAGAGGAGAACAGAGAAGTGGGAACGAAGAACAATCCGGGCAAGTTTGATTGCTACGCCAATGCTGGCGATGATGAGCCTATGTTCATCCTTCTGGGCCGCGATCCACATGGGCATGCCGCTGTGCGCAAGTGGGCGGATGACCGCGAAGCCATGATCTACGCCGGGATGAAACCAGAGACAGATATTCACATGGTTAAAGAGGCCCGCGATTGCGCCGCTGCGATGGAGCAGTACGCAATCGCGTGGCAGGCAAAGAAGCGGGGCGACACCCCTTAATGTTGTTAGAGGAGAATGCCGTTGAGCAATCGGAAGACGGAATGGAACCCGGCACTCCAGCAGCAGCGCTACAAGGATGCGCTGGCTGAGTGGTGCCGAGAACTTCTTCGGATGCACGATCGTGGAGGCCCAACCGGCGAAGCGCCGTGGGAGATTCTGCGTGAACGCCTAGAAATCTATGATCGCTACCGAAGCCGTTAATATGTATTAGGAGAGGTCCGGCTGTGCCGCAGTTCCGTCATCCGATCCTGAGAGATCGCCCCGCTGCGCTTGTGCGGGATGAGCACGGGGAGTTCTGGCGCTTTCACATGGGCGACGGAAACTTTCTGCTGCTCGATGTCCTTGATCGGCCGGCGGTCCAGGACCACCGTTGGATGGTGCTCAAAGCACATAGCGGTCTCCGGTACATCGGACGTAGCGGGAACATCCTGCTACATCGCGTACTCTTGGAGGCTCCGAAGGGCATCACCGTCGACCATATCGATGGAAGCGGCCTGAACAACCGCCGGCACAATCTCTGCCTCGCTACTTATGCGGAGAATTGTTCACGGCGCCCAGCCCGCAGCGGAAACGGCAAAAGCGGGTTGCGGGGTGTCCATCTGACTCCTGAGGGGCGATGGACTGCCATCATCTGCATAAAATACAAGCTGCAATATCTCGGTTCGTTTGACGATCCCGAGGAAGCTGCGCGAGTGTGGGATGCAGCGGCGGTTGCCGCGCGAGGCAAATTCACCTACCTGAATTTCCCGAACGAACACCGCCCTTAACAGCACTTAAAGGAGAACAATACAATGACTGAGCGTACTGAACACGTTTTTGATGGACAACCTGACGAGCGGCAGGCGGGTGACATTCAGCCATCTAGATTCCGTCCGCGCTACCGGGCACTGACCGGCGAAGAGAAAGCGCTGCATGATGCGATCAAAGGCAAAGCCGATGAACTGTTGGCGCTTTTCGAGGAAGTGAAGCCAGGGCGGTATCGAAGCCTCGGCGTCACTGCCCTAGAGGAAGCGGTCATGTGGACAGTTAAGGAATTGACCGCATGAGCGACAGCAACCCTATTGTTGGGCATAAGACCTTCATTGAAGACACAGGCGGCTTTAGACATGAGCCAATCCGAAAAGATGAGGCAGACGCCTTGTGGGCAGCCTGCGAGGCTGAGCAAGAAGAACGCGTCAAACGATTGCCAGACGAACCATCAGCGATTAAGGCGCTCTTTGAGGCGTGGCTGCGGCTGAAGGAATTGGGCTGGTGCGAAGCGATTTACTGCCCGAAAGACGGTACACCGTTTCAGATAATCGAGGCTGGTTCGACAGGTATTTTCGACGCCTATTTTCAGGGCGAATGGCCGGATGGTTACATCATTTCGTCTGACAAACACGACAGCTATGTGAGCCGCCCCGGCGGGCCAATCCTCTTCCGAAAATCCCCTTAAGCCTTTTTAACGGAGAACTAGATGGCTTCCATGTCATGCGAAATTGGCTGCATGTATTACGGTCTGATCCGCGATCTCGTCGGAGAGATGAAGTTTGAGGGACAGAACATCGAGCATTGGGAAGGGCGCGGCTGGATATCACGGCGGTTCGTCTTTCGCGGCGATCCCGCTCCAATCCAGCGGCTCGCGAGAACGCTAGAGCAAATCGACAAACACAATCGCGCACTTGATGCCGCTCAAAAGACCTCTTAAGTTTGCTTAAAAGGAGAATGAAATTGAAGCCGCTTTGCATCTACCACGGAAATTGTCAAGACGGATTTGGCTCGGCGTGGGCTGTTAGGCATGCGCTCGGGGATGGCGTCGAGCGGCCTGTCCTTGAGGAAATGGCGGCGACGGCACGTTCTATCGTGATCCTTGATCACCACAAGAGCGCAGAGGCTGATCTTGCCGGATTCAAGATCGAGCTATGCGGCTCCGCAAAGTTCTGCTGGTCTGACGTTCCTGGCATGCTGGAGGATTATCGGGAACTGCGGATGACGCCGATTATCGACATGGAGCGTTCTGGGGCAGGCATGTCGTGGGATTGTTTCAATCCAAACAAGCCTCGCCCTGCACTGATCAACCATATCGAGGATCGCGATCTCTGGCGCTTTGCCCTCAAGGGGACGCGCGAGATCGCCGCCGCGCTGTTCTCTCACCCGTATGACTTCAATCTGTGGAATAGGTTCATGTTTGAGAACGGTCGCCTTGATGAACTGGTGATCGAGGGCCGAGAGCGATCGAACGCAAACACCACCAGGACATCGCCAATCTATAGGTGGCGAAGTGATGCCGGTCGCCTGCCTGCCGTTCACTATGACGAGCGACGCCGGGCACAAGATGGCCGTCGATTGCGGTACGGGCGTCGCTGCCTGCTATTGGGATACGCCAGAGGGGCGCGTCTTCTCGCTACGATCAACCGATGATGGTCCCGACGTATCGGAAATCGCCAAACTATACGGCGGCGGAGGTCACGCGCACGCTGCCGGATTTCGCGTTCCGCACGGCTGGGAAGGCGATTCAAATCCCCCCTTTAAAGGACATTAAGGGTTGACAGTCTAGTGCCGTTCTAGATAGAATTCATATGCCTTCAACTCGGGGAGAGCCAGCGAGCGGAAGCCCTAACAGTCTGGAGGCGGGTTCGAGCCCCGTCGCGAGGCACCATTTTCAACAGGAGCATTCATGCCGACTCCGCGTAAGGGCGAAACCCGAGAAGAGATGAACGAGCGGCTGCGTGCTAGGAAATTGCCAAGGGCTGCTGCGCCGTCAGAGCCGACTATCGACCCGTCATCCGTTGACCTAGACCGGGGTCGCTGGGCGCCGACAACCCGCGTTGTGTACGACATCAACTGGCGCGACTTCACGGCGTTCTGCGCGGCCCGTAATGCCGTTGCGCTGCCCGCTGAGCCACAGACGGTTGCCGACTACCTGTCGGCACGCGCTGAGACGCATTCCACGTCTGCCGTGAGCCAACGCCTCGCCGCTGTCAAGGCTGTGCATGAGCTGTACGGACACACGATCAAGATCAAGGGCACCGCTGTTGCGGACGCCTGGGCTGATATCCGCCGCCGTAAGGGTCTAGCGAAGACTCCCAAAGCCGCCTTGGCGCTCAAAGAGATCAAGCGCATCGTTCACGGCATTCCTAGCGACAAGCTGCTCCACCGCGCCGTTATGCTTGTCGGTTTCGCCAGCGCCATGCGCCGTAGCGAACTGGCCGCGCTGAACCGCGAGGATGTGGAACTCAGCCCCGAGGGAATGTCGATCACGATCCGTCGCAGCAAGACCGACAAGTCTGGCAAGGGCGAGACGATCGCGATGGTGCGGACTGGTTCCGAGTTCTGCCCCGTCACGGCGCTGGAGCAATACCTTGAGGATGCCCAGATTACCGAGGGCGCGTTATTTCTGAACTCGCGCGGGCACCGGATCGCCGCTCGGGACATTGCTGACCAGATCGTGAAGCGGTGGGCTAAGGCTGCGGGGTTCGACCCTCGCTCGGTTGGAGCGCACTCGCTACGGCGGGGCTGCATCACCTCCATGTTCCGCAACGGGAGCGACCTGAAGTCAATCATGCAGCATTCGCGGCACCGCACCGTCGATATTGCAATGGGGTATGTCGAGGCTCAGAGGGCCATGCAGAATCCCGCTGTTGCGAAGCTCGGGTTATGAAAGCAACAGCTTGCACTCGACGCTTGCCATTTGGCGAGCATCGCACGATGGCTCAGGTGATCGAGACGGAGCAGCTTCAGCGGGATTTTGAATTGATGCCGGAAGCGTGGAGAAGCGCCAAGGCTACTCGGCTTCACTCGCTAATGAGCCGCGCAGTTATGCCTTGGCTGCATGAACCTGAACCTCCGAGCGTCGCATGAAAACTCCCAGGTTTGAGTACAATGGCCGATGGTGGTTCGCCATGCGCGTGAGGGGTAAGACCGGACCTGCGCGCTTGGTTGTCGCACCCGTTGGGGGGTCCGATCGTGGCACACCCTCCCCCAGCGAGTGCAAAGAGGCTCGGAAGTTCTATGAGAAGACACACAGCATCGGCCAGTCCAAGCGCCTCCTAGCCGCAGGCAGAGCGTTCCTGGCCCCGTGATCTCGTTCACCTGTACGCCGCCGCCATCGACCAACCAACTGTTCGCCAATGTCCCCGGCAAGGGTCGGGTCCGCACCGCCAAGTACGATAGCTGGTCACAGACGGCAGGTTGGGAGATCAAGGCACAGATCGGCGGACAGACGCTGCCCGGCCAGTTCATCCTCTACATCTGGCTTCCGCCCGGCCCCGACCTAGACAACTGCTGCAAGGCTATAGCCGACCTCTTGGGGCCGAAGAAGCACGGTCTAGGCGTCACCGTGGATGACAAGCACATGCGGGAGCTGCACGTCTACCGCGCGCCCCACGAGGAGAAGTGCCGCGTCAGGATCGAGGATGTTAGCCGTTAATCACGATTAAGAGCAATCAGTGTTTGGTAGCACGAAACATCGCCACGTACTCCTGCGCTAGATTGCGCGATGCTGCGTCGCTCGGCATAACCTGATGATCTATGGCCGCATTGCGCCATCCATGCCAGTACGATCGCCCGCGATTCAGCCCCGGCTCAGGATCATCCGGTCGCCATTCTCGATAGCCAGCCACGATCTCATCATCGTCCAGCGTGGCGAGATCGAGCAAGGTAGCCACAGGAACAAAGTTCAAAACGGCTCTCCGTTAAGCGCAATTAACGGAGATTGATGCCACGTTGGGCGGCGATATCGATCAAGTCCCAAACGTAGTCCGGGATGTACTCAGAAATCCATTCTTTGTAGTGAGGATCGTCGAACTCACAGGAGAGCGCCGCACGGATACCCTGCGCTTCTCGCGATGGCTGCACCTTCAGCCAAATCGGCTTGATCAACGCGGCCATGTGTTCGTCGGTCGGCGGCAGCATGCTCAATCTCCTCTAGAGCGCCTTAACGGCTGTTCTGCGGTCAATCTCCCGGTCAAGCGAGATGAGGCGATCCATGAACGGATCGTTGCTGTATTGACCGGAGAACCCCGGAGGGGGCATAGGCTGAAGGTTCTGGGACTGAGCGATCATATCTTGGCGCAACGTCTTCAACTGTTCCAGCGTCATTCCTTCGTACATCGGAAATCTCCTCTAAATTCTATTAAGAGTGACACTTGCGCCTGTGGTCCCAAACCGAAACTAGCCGTATCGAACGGCAATGGCTCCCGGCCGGTCAGCCCGCATTCCTCGCTCGCCCAGGGGACCACAGGCGCAAATATCTCCTCTAACTCCCAATAGAGGCGGTATCGTCCGCCCCATTGAAGAAATCTGCCGGCACCAGCGGGATCGCTGCGAGCTTGGCAGCGTCTAGCACCGCCTGCTGGTGCTGTGCTGGTATCCTGCCGACTTCCTTCCAGGACTGTACGGTGCGCGTGGGTCGATCCAGGATGCGGGCCAACTTAGGCACGCCTCCGAACCGTTCGATGATCCGGGCTGCTGTATTCATAGGGCGCGACGGTAGCCGAAAGAAAAGTGCAGGGCAAGCGATTTTCCCGCTTGCGCGATAAATTCGCCTGTGCCAATGTCTCGCTACGAACGACGGAGCGAGCTGATGACATCGCCCTATTTAGACAGACCGCTGCGCAGCCTAGAGACGTTTGCTAACGAGCTGCGGCGTGAAGCGGAGCGCAATCACCGGCAGGCCGGCATCCTTGAGCGCGAGGCACAGCGCTACCGGCTACGGGCGGCGGATGCGGAGCGGCAGTTGGAAGCCGTCCGCGCCCAGATCGAAGCGGCAACGCCGGTAGTGGTGGAGTTTCCCAACCCAGCAGAGCCGATCGACTATCTCCGCTTCGGAATAGAGGTGTGATGCAGGCCGCTCGGTTTGGAGACGATCGATGATCCCGCGTGGCCGTGTCGCGGTCGAGTTCCGCGAGCAGGAGGTCGAGGTCGATTACGAGATAGACGGCGAGGTGATCTGGCATTTCGTCGAGCCGGCGCTCAATCAGAAGAAGCTGACGCTCAACGAGGAGGAGCGGATCACGGACGCCTGCTGGGAGGATCAGTGGATATGAGCGAACACGACGATCTGGCCTGCGCTCGCGGCATCATCAACGGGATAGCGATCGAGATTTTCGCGGGCGTCGTGCTGGCACTGACCTTCTATCTGTTCTGGGTGTGAGATGTGCACGATCGCCAGCGGAGATTGGGTTGTGATCGCGATCGTCATCGGCTTTGTGGCCGTCCGCATCACTCGCATCATAACGAACAACTGGAAGAGCATGAGCTAGCCCCTTAAGAGGATTTAACAGATATGCAAGTCTTTTGGGTTTCGTTCTTTGCGGGGATTCTTGGTGGAACCATCGCTAACATCATCTCGACCAGAATCGGCTGTTCGTTCTGGGAGAGGGCGGTGGTAACGATAGGAACGCCCGCGGTTCTGACAATGATCCACTACCTCCCTTAAGGAGCATTAAAGGTGATTGACCCGACTGTTCAGAGAGATGCGGATAATCTGCTCGATGTAGTGGATCGCTGCTTCTCCCGCAATCACGATGAGGCGACGGCCCAGCGCGAAACCGTCGCGGCTCTTCTGGCGGCGCGTCGACAGGGTTATGGCTCAGCTATCGAATCACTGCGTGCTGAGTACGCCAAATGGAAAGAATTGGGGACGCGCAAGATGTGGCTCTCGGAAGCCGCCGACTGGCTTGAGAAAAATAGCCTTT